GATACCGCCCCTATACCCGAGGATCTGGAACAGATTGGTCGTATAGAGCAGTGTCTTGTTGAGCGAGATGGTCATAGGCTCAGTGACACTCGGCACCAGCTCCGCGATTTGGTCGCCGTAACCAACGCCACGGATCGGATCAATCGTGCGCGACTCATCGAAGGTAAACTCCGAAATCACACCTAGCTGCTGAAGCGCGCGATTGTTCACCGCATAGCCATAGATCTTGTTCTTCTGACTTACAGCGGCACGGGTATTCGGCGCCGTCCCCGGTCGATAGATGTAGTTCGCGGTAGCTGTGTTACTTGCCATGGTTTTACCTCATGTTGCGCGTCGACCATTGCGAGAATGGAGCGAGCACCCTTTTTGGGGTTACAAAGAGCAGGCCGGCACAACCGTACCCGCGGTGTGCACTTCACCGCAGGGCAATGCGATCACGCGATCCATTGCCATGGCCTCACTGAGTGCAAAGCCATAAACACAACTTCGATCGAAGCGCGAGCCTAGCCCCACTCGGGGGAGTCAGCCTTCTGCTTCTGCCGCTTTCCAGGCTGGGACGCTGACGATCGCTTTGGGGTGAACAGCCCCTGAATCGCATCGGCCTGACTAGATAGCTCCGACAAGTCTTCCCCGACCCACCCATGGGCTAGGTCGACGTTTGCTGTGATGTCAGCCACGCGAGAGGCAATCTTGAGAAGGTCTGCCTTGGCCCGCACTGAGTCGAATCGTTTGCCAGCGGCGACCAGCCTATCGATGGTTGCATCGGTCTCAGCTACCTTGGTTACGATGTCCTCCGCCATCTCGACGTTAGAAATCAGGTTGTCGTAAGAAGCAGTCCGCATCTCGGCCTCCAATGTATGACTATCCCACTCGATAAATGGGTTAGTCGATGAGTACCGTGCCCGCCGGAACGGAAGCAGATCCCACATCCGGTCTAGGTCGACCGAAACCACGGCCTTACCGTTAGCCAGAAACTCGTCTAGCGCGATACGAGCCGAGCGAGCAGATTTAGTGGACCCCACGATGAGACGTAGAACGGATACAGGCCCGAGCATGTACCTCTGGCCGTCAGGAACCTGGACATAGTCCACCACGCCATCAGTCCCGACGGTGACCATGCCCATGCGAGCACCCCCGGCGACTCGTTTATTCGCCACGGAAGTCATACATTCCTGCCGCCCGCGAACGCGAGATCGAAAAGTACTTCTTCCCGCCGGCGTTGGACACCATGTTGCCCAAAGTGACGGTTGAGATGCTCCCATCCTGGCGCTTTACCCGCGCCGAGTCGCCCTCCTGAACGTCGTGGTCTAGGATCGATACCCCCCAAGTCCCGTCTTTCAGTCTGGCCCAAGAGCCGACAGAGTTAGAGAGCCGTGGCCCACGCGAAGGGCCGTCGCCCTCACCATCTTCATCGCGAGCCGCCTCCTCTTCATCGTCGTCTTCCTCCCGCTCATGTTCTCTCTCGTCTTCCCTCTGCTCGTGGCGGTAACCCCTATCGGCATTGTCGTTTCGCGTCTGAGCCCAGCTGTCCAATTGCTCCGCTTTGTTGTCGTACAGCTCAACCAACGACTCTACTCGGTCAGCAAGATTGTCACGCCAGTTCTGCGTGCGTTTAACGATCGACTCGCTCTTCCCATCAAGCCCGCGATTATCCTTGAGGGACACCAACCGCACCTTGATCGAGCTTTCGCCCACCCCCCTCGCGGCATTCGAGTGCACCTTGATCGAGGTCGTTATTCGGACCGCTACGATCTTGCTCAAGCGCAGGTCGTAAAAGTAGGTACCCCCGAACACGCCCTGTTTTGGATGCAGTGCGTGGAAAGCTCGCTTGATGAACTTGTCCATCTCCTCGATGGTGATGCTCGTGAACTTGGCCGCCATGGCTTGCTTAGTTTTCATGGCTCCCTCCGGTCATACGTCACGTTGTAAGTCTCATCGGCGCTCTGGTCATCGGAAAAGCCATGAGCTTGTGCAAAACCCATCGGCAGATCGACCGAAGCAGTCTTGATCTCTGGTTCAGACGACTTGGCCACAGAGTCTGGTTGAACCACGTTCTCGCCACGTACCAGTCCCGCCTCCTCAACGAACTGACTAAGCCCGCCGCGCTTCGTACCAGCACAAATGATGTTGAGGTTCTTCTGAGCCCGCGTGATAGCCACATAGGCAAGATTGCGCTCGGCCTCGATCCGTTTCTGTTCTTTCACTGGGTCGGGCGGTGGGTCGCCTGGTTTCGGCTTAATCTCGATCGGGAACTTACCCTTGGTCATCACGACGAAAACGTTTTCCCATTCCGCGCCCTTCACCTTGTGAACCGTCGACAAAGTCAGCGCTGGCGCGGGCTCATCACCGTGCTCGCTCTCCCACTGCTCTGTGTCGACGCGAAGCTTATCCCCAAGCGCCCGATATCGAGCGAGTTTTCGCGCGAACCCCGCAGCATTGGAAGGATCCGTCGCGTTGGCGGCGTCATTGGCATTCGGGATGGCCAACTGAAACAGAAACTGAACAGCCCCAAGTCCAGCGCCCTCCGCGACGGCCTTCTTGTCCTTGTCGACAAGGCCTCCCCCTTCATCTACGGAAATGGCCTCCTCTTTTTCCTCGTCCGTTCTCTCCTCCTCCGGCTCATCGTCATCCGAAAAGAGCGCGTTATTGAGTGAAATCTGCTCGCGGAGAGTTTTCGTGGATGCCACCTCGTGTCCGGCGCCACTAGGCCCCTTTTCATAATTGTAGACTGTTGAGGAGATACCATCGAGAATCGTATTCAGAAGCTCGGAGGTCGGCTGCTGAGGATTGTCTTCCATGTTCATACGTAGAACACGAATGTCACTCGCGAGCCCTTCGAGATTCTCCGTTAGCTGAGAGACCGCCTTCTTATAGAGCCACTCGCCCTTCTCCATAAGCTTAGCTTCGTAAGGGCGCTTCAAAGCTCGTGCCAAGATAGACACGTTCTTGCCCTCAAGGAGCTTGTTCGGGTTGATCAGGGACTTGTCAACACGGGTCAGTCGCGCCACGTCGCGCAAAGCCTCGTCAACACACTTCTCTGCCTCATCGAAGTTGAGAAAGGTGTTGCGCTCCGGGCACAGAATCGCCGCCACGAGCGACTTCTTCATGCTCTCGTACGAGTCACCCGCAGCTAAGTCGAGATACCCGAGAAGTGCTCGCGACTCCGGGGCCTCCAGGAACCCTTTGCCGCTCTTCTTGACGTACCGCATCTCGCCGATAATGCACGCTGTCTCAAAGTCGTTGAGTTCCTTGTTAGTCCGCGCCAGAATCGCAAAGCTCTGCAGGGGCTCTCCGTGTTTGTGCTTGTCAACTATCTCATTGATCACGCCGATAGCCGCCGAAGCCGAGTCCGGGGGAGTATCCACGGTAATCGACGCGGTCCCGTTCTTCTTGCTCGGCGCCGCTCGACACTCCATGTCAATCTTATCTTCGTTGTGCACCTGAAGGCGGTTCGCCGCTTCGACAATCTCCGGCTCGCATCTGTAGTTGGTGCGAATTTGCCGGGTCGTCCACCCTTCCTTTTTGGCGAAGGCAACAAACAGCTCCGGCTTGGAGCCGCGGAACTGATAGATGCACTGCTTATCGTCGCCAATCATCCACATGGACTTTCCGTCGCCGGGCGTGATCTTCCCGGACATGATCTCATAGATCTCGTGCTGGACTAGATTCAGGTCCTGCGCTTCGTCGACCAGGATGTGCTCGAACGCGTTCTGAACGCGCTCACGCTTCTTCGGGTCACTACGCAGGATATCCAACAGAATCTTCTGCATATCCTCCATGTCGCCCAGGCGCTCGCCGCCCTTGCGATGCGTACCCATAAACTTCCGATGCGCTCCTGATTCGCAAGGTGGCGCCCATCCGGGAGTATCCCCCTTCAGCCCTAGGTACATGTCATACCAGATATACCCGAGGGCCTCCGCCTGTGAGCGAACTTCTTGCTTCGCCAACTCCAACGTCACTCCATTCCCGCGCCACTGGTTCAAGAACGAGTTGGCCGCCTTCGGTTTGGGCGGACCGCTTTTCACCCACTCCAGAGGGAATCCATAGTGCGCCGCAATCACTTCGGGTTTGCAGTCCGCCCAGGTGTTACGAACGGCCACGCTCATCGTGGTACCGGTAAGCTTGCCCTTATCGGTGATCAGACGGGGGCTCTGAAGCATCGCCCGTTCAGTCGGACTCCCAAGCCCCGGCGATGATTTGTTACCAACGACGAAATTCAGAAAGAGCGAATGCATGGTACTGCAATGAACGTTGTTGGTGCCCACCTTCCGGTCGATCTTGCCCTCAAGCTGAAGGGACGCCTTTCTATTGAAAGTGCACGCCACGATCTTGCCGCTGTCGCAGCCCCGATCATTGATCAGATACGCGATACGAGATACCAGCGTAGTCGACTTACCAGCACCGGCACCGGCCGCGACAAGCACCCGACCATCAGTCAACGCGGCCGCCACCTGCTCCGGGTCGAGCGCTTTACCATTATTGATGAACGCGGCAGGAAGGTTCTTCGGAATCTCGGGGGTGCTGATAACAGCAGCAACCGTCGCGGCAACAATGCCATGAACTTCTGAGGTTGTGGCGGGCTTGTCCTCAATCCCCGCTGACCGCAAGGCTTTGGCAGCTGTTGCGGTCGCGTTAGCTTGTACGGCCGCCAGGACATTCTCTTGCTTGGCAAGAGCCTCTTTAGCCTGTTCCGTGCCTGGAATCGCAGACTGGGTGACCTTCGCGTCCAGAATCTCGGCGCTTGCGCCGACGAGATCATCCGCGACGGCAGCAACCGGATTCAGAAACTGCTGCGACCCCGCTAGCTCTGACGCTTGGTCAATCCACTTGCGCGTTCGCGGGTTACGCATCGGAAGATCGGCGAGCGCTTTGAGCGCTTGGTCCGCATCATCGATGTTCAGCGCCGTCATCGCCTTTTTTACTTCTTGCCGAGCCTTGCTCTCAGTAAACAACGCATTGAGCAGAGACGGGCCGCCTCGCTTCAAAAGATTGCGAATGCGATACGCACGCTCGGCCAAGCCGTTCTGATTGAGGCTGAATCTGAACGCTCTCGTGAGCTGATTCTTGTGCTCTTCCTTTGTGAGATTCTCCAAAAAGAATGCCTTAAAGGCATCGCCGCTCGCTCCATCAGCCAAGCGAACTAGCTTCACGGCTTTCTGAATCAGGTCGTCACTAGCCCCAAGACCTTTGAACTCAGACACGTAACGGATATACGTGTCGAGCGCGAGCAAAAACACGACATACTCGGCGACCTCTAACTGGCCGACCTCGTCGATCGCTGGCTCAGATTGAAGGACATTCTGTTCAAGAGGCATTCTACTTTCCGTTCAGGAGCGTGGAGGTGGATAACAGTCGGCCCCTGGGAAACCGGACGGCGGATCTGGGCACAGGGGTTGAGCGGGTTGCTGGGTACCGACCATCGGCGCGTTGGGGAACACGCGGATCAGACGGGGTCTCCAGTCCGGGCATAGAGCACGATCGGGTGGCAACGTTCGGCCATCGGCCAGGCAGACCCGGTATGAAAGGCACGCCCAGACATTCACGGGGACCGGGATCACATTGCTCTCCCACTCGATGACCGTCTCAAGGGTCACTCCGTAGAGAGTCGCTACGTCTTGTTGAGACATCCGCAAAGACTCGCGGATGAACACGAAGGATTCGCCTCGGATCAATCCCATCTGGATGAGCGTACTAGCTGCCCTAAGATTGGAGACCCGATGGACCTCATCGGAGAAGGACGGCCCCCACTCTCGTAGGATGCCAGGCATCGCAGCCGTGAAGATGAGACCCGTGGCACCGACGGGCATCAAAAGATCAAACAGCCCCATCTTACCCACTTGCTCTGGGTAGTCGTTCTCAAGAACAACGATCGGGTAATTTGCTAAATCGTCAGCCACTAGGGCGCCTCAACGTGCAGCCAGCACACACAGGAGAGAAAACAAGAAAATCACCGAGGATAGGTGTAGAGGCACCCGTGGAGCTGAACGTAAAGATCGATAAGGCGCTCTCCGGTCTGGTAAGCGATGCGGTGAGCTTCGAGACGGGCCTCACGAAGGAGCTGCTACTGGACCCATCAATGGTCTCGTACGAGCACCACGGAGACGGCTTCAGTCCCGACGACAAGGGCGCATTGCCATGCTTCTTTGAAGACCTGTTGCTCGGACGTCCGATGCCAGCCACCTTCGCCACGCGAAGCGTGCAAGACGTGGATACGCTAGTGGCCATCGCTCTGTTCCTACACCGCGACCTAGCCATCAACGCCAACACGCCCGGCTTCGTGTACTTGGTCGACTTCGTGCACCGCCGGGGGCTACCCGCGCTCGCACACATAGACGAGCCGCTGGCTCGATTTCTATCCGCTGTGCGTACCCACTTCCCGGACAAGGGGCTGTCACAGCGCGAGCTAAGTCAGCGGGTGCCCGCGGCGGTCGATTGGATCCGTGAATACATCCATCACGGAACCATCCCCGTATTGGGTCAAGCGCCGAACGCTGATGTCAGGCTTCTAGACCAAGGAACACGTGGGTTCGCCGTCGCAGAGACTGCCGGCTCTCTCTGGGACGGGTGGGTAAAGCTCTATCGGCTGGGCTTTTTACGCGGCGTGCTGGTGAGCAATGATGGCGAGCGAAAGCGGGTCCTTGCTGCCAGAAAAAGCCATCATGTGCAGTTCAACCTCGACGCCGCTGCGCGGCTCCTCAACCAGATGGAGATCGCCATGGGAGAACTCCCCGAATGGCACGCATCATCGGACCGACTCTGGTTAGAATCGCCCGCAGGAACTTTGATACTCTTGAAGGATATCCTCGCCGTTTTGACTCGCGTGTAGCCTCAATACGGCGGAGCATCGCCACATGAGCCAGGCTCAACTCGCAGTCATGAATGGCCGACGCCTCGATTGCCCTCCGGACCTCGCGGGCCGCTAAGGGGGCAATCCCGAGAGATCGAGTCTTGTAATAGGCTTGAGCGTATGGGCCATCAATCCAAACCGAGCAGAGGGTGTGGAGCAGGTCCAGGTCATCGGCAAAAGTGAGGTCTTCATCTGGTCCTTCCAAAGCCTCCCTAACCTTTCTGGTTAGGACTTTCCGTAGAGACTTCAGAAGCCTCTTAATGACACCGTCTCGAAGAAGGTGTTGACTCATGTCGGGCTTCCCGGTCATCAGTTACACCGACTGCCTCCGTTGGCTCCCGATTAAGTGACTCGGGGCCACCCCAACCTTGGGATAGCCCCGAACTGCGCCACAATGGCTAGGCGTTACGCCAAGCGCGCACGAAGATTGAAGGTCATCACGATGTAAAGCAGCGGGAAGATTGGCGAATAATACATCTCAAACCGCAGAATCGTGGGGTCATCAGGGTCGATAGACGCCGACATTCCTGTGAAGGCGCCGACGATCTCGGCCTCGACCAGCGACCGGAACAACCCGGTCATGGATGTCACCACCTCGTTGGTACGAGCCGCCAAGAACTTGGAGCCAACGAAGGAGTCCAGGATCGCGCGGCTCTGCTGATGCACAAAGTCCGCGATTTGAGTGACGGTCGGCAGACGCGTCAATATCGAGGTCATGTTGGTGGTCAACCCATGGCGGATACGGATGATTGGATCCAAATCCTCCAGGATCGTGACACCGGCGACCGCCGTCTGATTCGCCTCGACCGGGTCCAAGACACGCGGGATCCTCGTGAAGCCCTGAATTCTCCGGTGCGTGTATGGGGTCGCTACGTCAACGGCTGGGCTCACGACAGCGCCAGAGACGGCGGCTGCGTAAAAGGTTCCGTCTACGAGGCTATCGAAAGATGCGCCGAGTTCGTCTGTCAAAGTAATGACAGCAGAGTCTGGGTAGAACGCGACGATACGACTAGAGTTCAGCGCCCTCGCGATAGACTGAACGCTGGTTGGCGACGTGCCGGACGCAAATCCGATGAAGCCTTGGCGCTCACTTTGATTGCGCGGGTTACTCTGAATTTCGCAGTGCGCCGTGAGGTGCGTGTACACGCCCGTGCTCGTAGCCAACGGAATCACGATGCTAGGGCGGATGTTTCCAGGCAGCGGGCTAGCCAGCTCATCGATGGCGGCATTGAATGCCTGATCTGACGCCTGATTGGTGTTCGGCATCTTGAGGACCTGCTTGATAATGATCAGCACAGCGCCGTTCAAGATCGCTAGGTAGCCAGCCAAGGTCACCCGATTCTCTGCCGAAGTACGACCGAAGTTGGCTTCGATAGTCTTGAGCTGCTGGTAGACCTTCGCCGAGAAATCCTGCTTCATGTAGCGGTAGCTAATGAAGTAGAAGTCACCGACAGCCGGCTCAACGCCGCTCGGATTGTACGTTACAAGGCTTGCCGTATCGTTCACCCCGACGCCGACCGTGTTGGTCACCAGCAGCTCTAGGCCGCCGATCGAGTAACGCGGAATGGACGGGCTAACATGCCAGGTAGGTGTCACCTCAAGAGTGAAGGAACCAGCCGAATACGAGCCCGTCGCAGAGGGCAACACTGTGAAGCGCAGACCCGTTCTCGCGTCCGTATAGGTCTGACCCGGAATGCCAGTGCCGTTCGATCCCACCGCGATACCAGCCGAGCTGCTTACCGTGTAGATCCCCTGCGCGGCCTCTCCAACGTCTCCATCGGTCAGCGGGTTAATGCCCGTACCCGTGGTCGGATTGAATGCTGAACTACCCGAGTCAACGAAGCCGATGCTAGATGTCGTTGCACCCGTCGTCAGCGACTCGATGGTGATGAAGTCCTGTCCGCCGATAGAATCGACATAGGCCACTGCACCACTCGCGAATCCACCGGTGCTCATCAGTGCGTTCACGACCTCCTGAGCCTCGACCAAGCTCTGGCTCGCCGAGGCGTTCTCATTGAAGCCGAGCACCGCGTTGGCGGAACCAGCCTTGATCACGAGCGAGGAACTTGGGTCGTTAGTCGTGCTAGTGAGGCGAATTTTGCCCTCATTAGCATGAGGAAGAGCCGGAAGAACAGCGGCGGGCAACGTCGATGCCACAGCGGGAACAACTGCGTTGATCGCATTGACCACGGCAACGGCTGTCACAGCAGAGCCAGCAGGCAGCGTCACATTATAGTCGACCCCATTCAACCGGAAGTTGAACTTGTCATTCAAATCAGCGGTGATACTGAATGGCGCCGCTCGCGAGCCCAACAGCGTTGCTGGCTTGTTGATTGCCCCCGGTGAACCACTTGCCGAGTCATACGCTGTGAAGCCCAGCAGGGATTCGACCGTACCTTGGTCGATCGTGATATTCGAGATCGTATCAAACCCGGCCGGAAGCGCAGGAGGGGTCACCGTGCTCGTGATGATGAAGAATACATCTCCCGTGCCAACCTGCTTGAAAGTAACGACAGCATCAGAACCGGGGGCGTCCGCCAGAGCGATGCCATTCGTTATAGCAGTAACGATGTCGGCAGGAGTCATGGAGGTTGCTGGCGTAAGCTCGATAGGCGGCACGACGGTGCCGTTAACCTTCAGCTTGAGCACGTTTCCGGGAGCATCCGGAATCGGAATAGCACCAGCGGTCAGAGGGACGCGCGCACCGACCAGAGTCGCGGGCGACGGGGTCACCAAGTTCGTAAGCGCGGGAGCGCCGTTGACTTCGGTCTCCCAGTTCGCCGAGAACGGGCTGTAGAAGGAGTACGGCGCTGCACCCTTGTTCGTGTACGCTGCGTTCGTAGCAACCGAAGTGCCAAAGGCAACCGTTACTACCTCCGAGACTGGCGTGCCAGCACCCGTATGGAACGCATCAGGAATCAGCTCCGAACCGCGAGGCCACTGGATAATCTCAGCAGTGCCAGACTTGGAACCAAACCGGACCTCGAACAGATCCTTGTTCTGCGTGGTTGAGAATACCGTGTACTGCCCAGCTCCGACCGCGCCTGGTACGACGTTCGTAAAGATGTACGTGTCGTCTGCCAGACGGCTGTAATAGAACGTCGCATACGCATGATAGTCAGGCGGCTGCGCCGTCTTGAGCTTGAAGCGGCGGGTAGTTCCGTCGAGTTCGAGAACCTCGACTGCCGGGCGATTCAGCGCATCGCGCAAGTTGCGCCCCGTGTAAACCTTCACGAGGTCCGGGCGATTCGTCACCAGATCTTGACGGCTGTTGGAAACTGAGTTGAACGTGCTCAGACCAAGTGTGGTGCTGCGGCCATTACCCGTGGTCGGGACCTCCGGCAGCAAATAGTCCGTGGCGGAAAGCGTAGCTGGGATCGTGGTCGTATCAACGACGCGCGGGCAGTCTCCCAGGTACATCACGTCGTCGATCAGAGTTCCAACGATCTGACCACCAGAGCCGGTCGAGCCATCGAATGGCGTCGCACCAGGAGTCGTCGCAGATGCAGTAACCTGAAAGCTCGACCCCCAGTTGATCACGCTCACATCCGTAGATGGATTGCTGACCACGAAGTCCGTGCCCTGGATGAAATCGTTGCGTCCCGGCGAGATACCGCAGCGCAGCACCGTCGTGACCAGACTGTTAGGCAGATAGTCAAACGTGTCCTGCCAGGTGTTCGCCCAGTATTGGATCGTGACAGTCGACCCCATAGCCGGAGCGAAAGGCAGCGTCACGATACCGGCACCGCCGTTGACCGCCTCAGCGACTACCTGGAATCCGTCAACCTTTGCGACCACCTTGGAAGGGTCAGTCGTTGTCGTCCCGCCGCCCGTACCGTCCACAATGGGCCGCTGAAACACGCGGAAATCGCGGTTACGGTTTGTAGTGGCACCCGTGGTCCAACCCAGCGGACCATTTGCCGAACCATCCCCAATCGTGATGCCGAACGGATTGGTCAGCCGAAGATGGTCGCGACCCTGGTTGTCAGTGAACACAGACGCCGAAAGGTTCGGCACCTGAGCCCCATTCACAGTGGAGGCGATGGTAGCCGCCGACAACGCGCCACCCGGCAGCACGATTGTCGCCGTTACGGCGTTGGCGGTAACAATGAACTGGTCATTGACCTCCGTGACGATGTTGAACCGATAAGCGCCCGGAGCCGGGAGGATCGTGGAATCAAATGTGCCGTAACCCGGAGACACCAACGTGGCGTTCTCCGTAGACACCTGCTCCGAGACATCATCCGTGAACGCGGTGTCCCCGCGATGAAAGTAGTAGGTGACCCGAACCTGGTCATTCGGCTGGGTCGGGATCTGAATGGTCACCAGACCCTTCTGGCCGTTGAGACTGCCAAGCGACACCGGCGATCCGTTCACAGACACAGAAGCCGCTCGAACATCGTTGGTGACACGGCCAAAACCCTGCCCGTCCACGATGGGGAAGTTACGGACTCGGAACGTCGTCAACGTCCCGTCCTGAGCACCCAAAAGCAGATTGTTCGGATTCGTCGAGTCTACAACCCAGCTCTCAGACACATCTTCATTGACGATCTGCTGGTCTACGGTTGCCGACGACCCGCGGACAAGCTCAAAGTCAGTCTGCTCCAACTCCTCCTGGCCCACCCCAATCAACGCTGGGATCCGAAGACCCGCAACCAAGTTTGACGCGTTCGTCTCTGTCAGAGTGCGGGTATAAACCCCCGGAGGCGCGTAAGAAATGAAGGGACCCAATGCCATTGGCGGTTATCTCCTGGTGAAGGACGTCACATCTAGATCTGGGTGTACGACGAGACACAAAAGCAGTGGCTTTGGGTGCTGGTCTTCATAAGATCCCTAGGGATCAACTGCATCCCCACGCAACGAAGCAATCTGATAGGACTGGACCACAAAAGAACTATTACCCACGAGATCAGCGCCCCCGTCCCCCCCGTATCCTCTTAAAGGCTTCACGGGCCAGCACTTTGCGCGCCGCTCTACCTTGGTCTGACATAGGTTCATAATCGACGTAGTCGCTGCCGGTCCGGCGAATCAAAGCGTGCGTCGACCCATCTGCCCGTGCCTCATTCTTCACAAGCTCGCGGGCGGCAAGGTGCGCCCACCGCTCGCCGGCATCACGGCCAACAGCTTTATCAGCCGACGGGTAATCGTCGGCGTGCACCCCGGAGTTAGCCGGCGCCCCAGAGCCCTTGGCAAAAGAGAAGCCGAATTCACTGGGTACGAGGGCAGCCGAGTTCTTGCAGCTCGGGCACGGATACGAGACGTGATTATCTACCCGAAGGTTCCTCTCGAATCTCAGAACGCAGGTGGGGCACTCAAAAGCGTACCGTGGCATTTTTTGTCCTATTTGATGCGCTCGAAATCATAGTTACGGCCGATGATCACTGGCATGGTCGAGAACACCAGGCTGTTGTTCACGTCACCGATAATCGCGGTACGGCCAGCGACACCCGGCACGTCGCGCTGTGGGTCCGTAGTGACAACACTGATCGTCAAAGGCAGCGGCTCGTGGACTTCCCATGGGGTTTGCAGCTGGAGACTCAGAGAGGCCGTGTAGAAAAACTCGTCCCCGGTCTCATCCGCCACTTCCTCAGCTTCGCCGCCAATCGAGACATCCACTACTTCGATCCCCTCTGCGGACAGCTTCGGTCTTTTTTGGTAGAGCAAATACATCATCGTGAGGTCCGCCAGCTCTTCCATCTGGTGAGGGTCGCGGGCAATCACGTCCATCTCAAACGTAAGGTCGAAGCGCCCACCATACGCATTGGCCGTCGGTGTCCTATCATCGTAGACCACCACAGCGACCTTATCGCCGGGCTTCCCCCTCTTACCAAAAGCAAGCACCACCCCCGGCAACGTCCTAAAGTCGGAGGTGTTCCATTGATACGTAACCGGCCCGATGGACGCGACGGGATAGCGATAATCCGCGGTGACCACAGCGCCATGAGAAAACCGCTCAAGGAAGGTCACCTCTCCCGTGGCGTAATCCACCGCATAGTGCTTGCCCTCGACCAGTCGATAGTTGCGGTTCTGCCACATGCGTAGCGTCCCCTGGACAGGCAACTGTTGCAGCTGTCCGAACGTCTCGATGCCCGACAAGAATCTGATGACCGGCTCATCATTGACGGTGAGCAACGGGTCGATCATGAACTTGCCAATCGACTGCGCGTCCGCCGGAGCCTCAAGGATCTCCACATAGTAGATCCCCGGAGGCAGAGGCATTCGGCCCCCGTGCAGGTCAAGATGGGCCGCATCTTCAACCACCCACTCAAGTGGGAAGGTCGGCGCACCCACGTAGCCAAGCATCACGTAACTGTTCAAGGTGCCGATGAACTGGTCAGCTGAGAGCGAGACCTTGTTGGCAGAAGCCCCTTTGACCACTATCCCGAACTGCGGACGCTCGGCGAACGAGTACTTATTCTCAATATTGGAAACGATCTTGTTATAGACGGGGTGCTGTGCAAACGAGTCTTTTAGCTCAAGAATGAGCCGGCGCTTCATTGCGTTGAGCAGATTATAATACACGGCGACCCTTTATTTCCCGAACTAGACCTGACTGTGCTCCTCGGTTGCCAGCACAAGGAGCCCTTCAGCGACGGCGGTCATTGGGTCTTTGGCAGCCCTGACTTCGCTGATCTGAATCGGAAAGCCCCGCTTCTTGATTGCCTCGAATTCCTCCATGAACACTTCCATGAAGCCTCCGGCGCGAGTCGTGCCCCCGCTGAATACGAAGGGGATAGGCTCCGGCAGGTTGATCCCTGCCTGGTTCTTTCGGAACTGAAGAGCGATGTTCTCTAGCACGTACTTGATCAGAGACCGAATATAGAGGGCGAGTGCCTCTTCTTCACGAGATTTGGGCTCGGCGAGATCAACGCCCTTTTCCTTGATGGCGCACATGCGAGCCGACGTATTGCCCACCGCCTTTGCAGCGTGCGAATCAACCCAGTCACCTCCGCGTGCGACAGAGAAATCCATGCCCTTGATCGTCTGATAAGCCAGCGCAATGTTGCCCATACCAGAGCCAAAGCTCACGGACAGACCAGAGAAGTTCTCCGCGGCACATTGCGAGTAGATGATCGCCATGGCCTCGTTCATGGGATGGGGCGTGTATCCAAGCTCACCCAAGATCTTCCGAAAGACCTCTTGGTGATAGATAATATCCTGAGCGGTATCATCCACGGGCGACGCCGGAACACTGTAGTAGCAATGCTCCGCCTTCACGACGGGATCGCCAATGACATTTGAAATCAGCAAGCTGAGAATCTGCTGGGCATCCAACTCCCCAGCCGCAATCACGCCCTTGCTCAATGGCCGGCGCACCTCTCGGTTGAACAGATTAGCCATGGTCAGCGCGGAGTCTCCGAGTACCACCAGAGTTCCTTGGCGCTCTACGTAGTCGACCTTGGATAGGCGGAGCGTCTTCTTGGCCTCCAGATCCAGGTCAAGAAATGCGTCCCGAATTCGCCTCAGCTCCAAGCTATCCCCGTCCGCCAACTGGCGAGCTGAGACAATATTCATGGTGCCTAGGTCGAGCCCACACGCGGGCTTGTATTTTGACATCTCTATCTCCATCCTAAAGCCCTGTGCTTGGGCGGGGTCTAACGACTATCGTAACTGTAGGCTTCCCGGCCCCCGTTACGCTGCTGCAGCAGGTAAACGAATTCTTCGTGCTTATCTGCTACACCTTGAAGCAAGTTGTCAGTGCCTGAACTCAGGCAGTTCTTTTCCTCTAGCCGGGTCCTTGCCGTCTCCAAGCAGTCGAGCACGCATCGCTCAACCTCAAGACTTTGTCGCACCATCTCGTCCGGGGATGGTGGCACAGGTGACCGGCACCAATGGCGAACCAAAACCGGGATCATATCGGCCTGCAGCTTCGGACAAACGAGCCCGTCACCCCCCGCTCCGACAGCTCTCTCGGCAACCTGGTCAATGAATCCGACCGACTCGTTGTAGAACCGCTCGAACAACAAGTGGTCTCCGTATTGAGCCGTGCCACAGGTCTGCCAGTGGTGACTCTGATGTACCAGTGCAGCGGCGCGCAGAATCCCGACCAAAACACCAAGCTCCTCAACACCGGCCCCCGCAGGCATCGTCTTCGCAAGAAGAGACACAAGGACGCCGCCTTCCATGGAGGCCGTTTTAGCCCTGGATTCTGGAAGATAGGGCGCGCCATTCTCAGATGGCTCGAAAGCCAGCGGGTCAACCCAGAGAGCGTGAATAGAATCTTGTGCCATCACCTTCACCAAGACCTACCCGGAACGTCGATAACGATGAAATGGAACTCGGCGCTCTGAAACCTGACTTCGCTCTGCCGGACCAACTCCGGGTCCATGGCTCCCACAAGGTCAGCCCGCGACAGGCGCAGCAGCCTAGATTGATGAGCCTCAATCAGCATGGCGTCGAATTTGGACCGCTCCATACGCGGAAACCCGCGATCCTTCACGCTAGAGATGAAAACGTGCTCCTCGTAGTACTTCTTGCTTTGAGGTGACTTCGCGACGGCCAGCGCTTTAGCCGCGAACGCATGCAGGTCCTTCGGGTCGTCAGCATCATCCATCTTGGAGTCGGACTTGGTCTCATCCGCCTTCTCTTCCTTCAAGATCTTGCCGATCTGAGACGGCATTATCTTCTTAGGCTTCGTGGTGAATCCAGGTCCGCCGTAGGGCGAGCGAACAGTAGTCGTGATCTTGCGGTCTAGCCAAAACATGTTCCCCTCGGGATCCGTGTATTGCCAGAGCACCGCTTGACCAGCCGCCAAGTGCGTCGCCCCACCGCTTATCCGGTCGACGTAGTCAACCAAGGCCATTACGTGGCCTTTCTTTGGTATCGCCCTAGTCTCACCACGCGCAGCGGTGCGGCGCTCCGAAGGAGGCTTGCCAGAGACCATAGCTGTCAAAGCTATAGCCCCCACCGATACATTAGCTTGACGTGGGTGCATCGAAGATTCCTCTGTTCAGGTGTTCGCAAGAAAGGTTTATCAAGGGCTGCGCTCTTTCTTACGAATCTGCCGCAGAAGATCAGCGGCCTCCGTGACGGCGTCCGAAGTGGACTCTTCGCCCTGAATGCTGATGCGAGCGTCGAGGTCTTTATCCCGGATCTGTCCCGGTAGAAACGTCGGCGCCGTACCGTCTACCGTTTCAACGACAACGGGCGCGGATGCCGCCGCAACAGCTGAAGGCGCCGCCGACGCGACAGCCGCGGGGGGCGCTACCGCCACGCCTGACTGAATCGCCTTGAGAATCTGATCAAGCTTGTCTGAATGCGCATGAGCGCTGCCCTCAAGCTGATGCTTCAAGGCTTCATTCTCGTTCTGGAGGCGCACCGCAAGGGCCTCCAACTGAGCCGCATACTTCTCCAGACGAACCTTTTCAGGGTCGGGCGCTGACGCTGCGCTCGGGTAAGGAGCCGATGGGACCTGACACAGGAAACCTTGCGAAATAGCTCGCCAGAGATCTTTAGACATCAAGGCTTGCTCCTCGGGTATGATCACCAACGTCCGGAAGGCAACGTCTCTGCCGATGTCCTCGATCACATGGTTGCCAGCAACCATTCCAATCACACGCACATCGCCCATCATCTTTTTCATCCATCGCTTCCCCACCAATTTGCATAGTAGGCGGCGCATGTCAGCTAGACTTCCTCATGGATTTGCGCACTTGCTTCGCCACCTCGACCCTAAATTTCTTACGCAGAAACTCGCGAGTCTCTTCCTTGGCGCGCTCTATAAAGTCGGATGGTGGTCTTCCTGGATGCAACCAGCCTTTTTTCCGCCCAACATTTGGCCCTGTCATCGGCCCTTGCGTCCAAGTCAACGACCGCGCATGAGCGCTCCGGAAAATCAGCTTTCCTGTCTCCGTGATGATCGGGATTGGGCGCCGAGCCTTCTTGAGCCACCTCATTTGCCCACGCTTTTGGCCTAGCACGAGGGCGTGAAACCCAGGATGGTCGGTTGTCACCACAAGAGACGCCGGCCGGGCCTCGATCTGAATGGATTTGACAAGGGACTTCTTGGCTCTGACCGAGTACGTGGTCTGCGTGAGCTTACGCTTGAGACGGACCATCAGTTCCCGGCGTGCTTTACGCAAGACACTGCTCATATCGCCGATGGTGATCCCGTGCGGGAACAACGGCTTTACCATCATGCGGGCGGCTATGACCTTCTTGCCCATTAGTACTCGATGTTCTCCCAAACCTTAGTGCGGCCTCTAAGCTCCCGCTCATTCGGAATGTTTGGCTTCTCCGTGATGCTCGTATCGGCCTCGCGCTCGGGTCCGGACGGTGCGAATTGCACGGCCGCGAACTTCACTGGGTTGCCGACCGGAACCTGGTAACGGATGTCCTTCTCATCGAGGTGGCCGATGTTGAAATGCTGCTGAAGCACCATGCCGCGATTCGAGGGGAACCGAACGGCGCCTATCGCGTATCGCTCACCGTTGAGCTTCACCACGAAATCGCGCTGCGACAAGATAGGAGCCGGCCCTGTCCACACCTCATACGCGTGTTCGACAGTGCGCCCAGTCTCCTTTTGAGAGATACGGCGCTCTGCATCATCAGGTGCAATCAAGGCATCGTAGGGTCCCTCGTACCCACCTAGAAACCCGGTGCCGTAGCACTTGGGACAGTCGTTGATAGGCTGCTTGTGATACCCGTCCGGGACGCACGAGCAAGGAACGCCGACGTGCTTGCGTAGAAATATCTTCACCCGCTCGCCGCCTTGCTCCAGGATGAAGCGATTGCGACGCACGGATTCGCGCCAGATGTAGTCGAGTTTTTCGATCTCCATCGAGTTCGTGGCGGTCGCAAACTCAATAGGTGTCTCGATCAAGTCTTCGCATTGCACCTGACTGAGGTCGCAGCCCACGCGAACACCGACACTAGTGACGCGATAGAAGACACGCTGCCCGAGATCCGTTCGTACCAGCTCGCGATTACGCCGATACGTGCAGGTTACCGTGCTGTTGGGTCCTGGCACCAAGGCCGGGTCGTAGTTCTGCCGCGCCACGTCCGCATGGACGTACGGGTTGATCTCTACTTCGCCCGAAAACCCGTGCACCGCCAATGGAGTGACAGTGACTCCGTCGATTTTGACCCAGACATCATCCGGCAGATCTGCTGTGACAGCTTGCGAGCCCTCGCGCACGATCGGGCTATGCAATGTCTTGAAGACCCAACGCGGTGCGTCCGGACCGGCAGCCGACTCTCCTTCGCCTTTGAGAACGAACCTGTCCGTGACATCTTCATCTACGATCAGCTCGTTATCGGTCTGGTCGCGCCAAAAGTTGCTACAGATGAGCAACTCTGAGATGCGCTCAAAAGGTCCGTACTCAGAGTCGAACGAGCGATAGAGGTTGACCCCGAGCAGCTGGTAGAGGCTGTTCAAGGCAAGTGTCGCTGGGGAGTCCCACCGGAGATCAAAGATTCCGGGCCGGTACCCACTGGTCATAAAAAGATTGAGCGGGGGCAGCGGCCAAGGAGTCTTTGTGTACTCTAGCTCTGTGGTGTTCCAATCGCGATTTGATGCGTAAGGCACGGGCTACCCCCTTCTAGAGAGAAGCCACAAGGAAAAAGACTAGGACGCCGCTGGCTCCTCCAGAGCGGTTTCCGCCTTGCGATCCAAGAGCTTCAGCTCACCCGTCTTATCATTGATACTGACCGGGGTCCCCGGCTGGAGACCCCGTTCAATCAACACCTGCTCGAATAAGCGTTGCCGCTGCTGGTCCACCTGATGAGCCGCGGCGAGGACACGCACCCGCTCCTGCTCAAGTTCGAGTAACCGAAACCCAAGCTCGTAGCGGGCGCTGTCAAGGTCCGAGAATTTGGCGAGAACATCCGGTTGTACCGGGTCGCTGAGAGTCAGAGACGCGTTGGGCATGCCCCCGTTACACCAAAAGCTTCCAGACCGCGTCGCGCCACCAGCTGGCAACGCGCTTTAGCCACTGACGCGGAGTTGCGAGCGGCGCCTCTGGCTGCGGCTCCTCTGGCGGCGGCGCTGGCGGTCTCGCCTCCTCCACAAGGGCACGCATTTTGATGGGGTCTCCGGTCGCCCGATGATATCGGCTCGCCAGGTGTCCGTTCATACCGGGACGCTCCTGCCCCTCCCACATCTTGTTGGACGCATTAAACCCGATGCTCGGGTGCCACAGATGCAAGACTTCGGCATTCAAGGTCTTGTGCTTGCCGTACAACGTGTCGACAGCTCGCACGAAGGCCACGTCCTCACCACCCCAACCTTCGAATCTACGGTCCATGCCGCCAACGCTCTCAAAAGCCTCTCGGGGCATAATTTGCACCATCGCCCCGAAATGGTGACCATACGTGGCAGTGGTCATTGACTCCACGTCATCTGGTGACGGCGGTGACGGCAACCTAACCGGCCACTTCGGGTCTGAGTTCAAGATCAGCTCCGTACTCGCCTCTACGAGACGGTACAAACGACGGTACGGAATGAACCAGCGGTTTTGACCTCGACGAGCCGACTCCTCGATGGCTCGCGCAGCCCGAAGAATCGTATCGCCCCGAAGATAGGCATCAGAATCCAACAACACAAAGATGCGGCCATGTGCCTTCTTGGCAGCATCATTGAGCGCCTCAGTCTTAGAGAACGCCGCGGCCGTAGACGTGCCGATCACGACCTCCGCGTCGGGCAACTCATATTGCCAATAGGTTCGCAACCAACTCCACAGGCGAGTCCGGTGTGGCGACGACGCGCTGGCCCGAAACGGAACCAACAATGAGATTTGCGGTCTAGGATAGCTCATTTGGACAACCCCGCCAGTTTGCGCCCGTACTCTTCGAACACGTCGAAAAGTTCGTGCTGACGATCTTGGACCTTGTAGCGATGCGCCTCCTGAGTCACCCCAACCTGAAAGGGGACGCCAACGGCGGCACAGTGATCGCGGAACTTGAAGTCACCGCCCTCCTTGGCAAACCTCTCCGTCATCTCGATTCTTCGCGGGATACCAAAGGCATCCGCCACGATGATCCCGTGAAGCGAGGAAGAAACGATCTTCCGGCACTCCCCGATCTTACGGATCACCTCAAGTGGGTCCTCCGTTGGACGAATGATCACGGGATTGTAACGCGCGAACTCAGGACGTAGCTCCAACGTCGTATCCGACCAATGCGGAACTAGCCCGAGCGCGTGCTTCTTTTCCTGCCGTGGGACAAGCTCGTCGGCAAGAAGCCCAGCGTCACCAAGAACAAACTCCTTCTTCACACCCTTGACGCACTGAGCGGTAAGCGGCCCACGCAACGCCAATACCTGCGCTCGCGACAGATCAATGCTGCTGCCCTCCTTCAATTTGCCAGAGCCAATGATCGTTCCGGACCAGCCCGGAGGAAGATGCTCAAGGACAGAACCGACGCAGACAAAACTAGCTTCGCTCACTGGAGCCCAAGCCACCTCTAGATCGGCAAAGTGTGACAGCAACAACGGTGTCAAAAGATCGCCGAAATTAGGTCTTCCCCGCCACCAATAGCCAAGAGGAGCTACGCGAGAAGAAAGCATATAGCATATTCTCCGTTGAAGGCCTACCAGTGTAATTTCATAAGGAGTCTATAACAATCCGTCGTCCGAAAACGCTTGGTAAACTGCGGTCAAGATCAGCTTGCGGCTGCGGGCGTTGAGGTCTTTCTCGATGTTCGACCACGTGAACGACAAGCGCAACGACGAATCAACCAACTTGGTACCGCTCATGTGCTCGCTGAGCTTGTGTGCCATTCGCACTGTCTCATCGACGATTTGCTGCATGAACGCGCGTACCTCGTGAGGGTCGTTTACGTAGTCTTTCTCATTCTTGACCTTGTAGTCCTTGTCATACTCATACTGGAGTGGCTTGCGGAACGCGGTCTCAGCGGCATGGGTCGTCTCGTGAATCAAGACAGTGTACAGACCAAAGGGAAGACAAGTCTCGGAAGTGCACTCGCTGAGTGGCGTGAAACGATCCGTGACAAACGAAGCCAGGTCCGTGTTGGACCCGTTGGTGGCGAGATATTCGTTCGGAGACATGGCCCCATTCAACTGAAGCGTCACCTGGACGAAAGCCTCTCCATTTTCAAAGTGCCGTGTCCCAGCCGTCCCCATTAGCACCGGATATGCCTTACGGGTTGCACGGGCCGAGATCACCAGCACATCGATTCTGAGCTGCTCTGTGCCATCCACTGAATCGACGTAGAATCTCGCTTCCGCCACGGCTGTATCACGAGCACCGATCGGCTGGTCCGGATGCGGGTGACGTTCCAACCACCGCTTTACCTGAGGAACAAGCTCGTTTTGGACGACCCGTCTGATCAACGCCTTGTCTATGCGTATCGGTCGCGTCGCCATTCTGCGGTCATAGCTGTACCCCATCTTGACCTCCTTCAGCTGGATACCAGGGCGCAAGATGATCTCCCGCTCATGTCCGAACGCCTTGCCGCCAAGAGGCATCTCATCCTGGCCGTAATGCACCAAGGCGTCCTTGGCCCCGATCTCGTACGCCTTGAACAACGCCGGGTCCAGGTTGGGCTTCCGCGGCGAGACCGATGCGCCCCCCATGTCGCCGCGTGGCTTGTACCGATACACGGTCGCACTAGCGCCGTGCTCGGCGCGAAACGCCCGCTCCACGTCTGCGTCGTAGGCTGCCTTGGCTTTAGGCGACAAGCCCTCGTACGCCTCTAGCAGAGCGTTCTTGCTGGACCTGGACGGATGGTGGACCCAGTCCATGGCCGCTGGGTACATGGCATCGATCGCTTCGCCTAGCCACACGCCCAGCATAGGTTAGAACCCGATGAACTTCTGCGGGCTCAACACTCCGCGGCCCACGTAAGGACCGAACGCGCTTCGCAGTCCCATGCCAAACCGGGGCTGCTGCAGACCCTTGATGATGTTGACCGTCGCCTTAGTGTTCTCTAACTGCTTATCAAACTGGTCTGACAGCGACGAGAACGCGCCCTCATACTTGCTCGACTTCTCCAGATCGAGAGAAACCCCGCCAATTGAGTAGTTAAATTCGTCAACTATCCAATTCAATCTTAGCGCTTGGATGGCAAACATCATTGCTCCAGTTAGGAGTAAGGTGCGCCACTCAGGGCGGAACATCACCATCTGATCGACCGTCTGAAACGGAGTGCGTGGGGGAGCCGATGAAATCAAGTCAAGCGAACGTGCCAAGTACTCCTGCAACTCCACATCTTCCCAGATGTAACCAAAGACCCTACTGAACTGTTGTACCGTTTCTTCGTGTGAAGGTGGCCGAAAATGGTAGTTGCGATCTGGATTATTATCCCTAAGCAGGATTCTCAGCCGCCCCATGAGATCGTACTCGATCGCCGTCGCATTGATCGCTCCCCCGGTGATCATGCTCGCGCTGCTCGTCGACAAGCCGGCCTTGTCGGTGACCGAGAACTCCTGCACCACCTGTTGCTGCGCACCGCCGATGATCTCGCGGAACGTCCAACGGACCCGGTATTCGCCGAGATTGGCGTCAAGCGGGACGATAATGCTCGCAAAATACTCCCCGACCGAGGGGTTAGCCGGGATACGCATGGGAATGCCGACTAGCACCTCTTGACCCGTCGTGAAGTCATACAGGGCGTACGAGATCTCCGCGGCATTCACCGGAGTGTTAGCGGCATTCACCAGATAGATGTTTAGGTCATTCCGGCCAAGCTGCTGCCCTCTGTAGAAGTTAGTCATGCGTCACAGCCCCTAGTGGTTCAGTCCTTCGATGCGGGCTTTGGCGGCGGCTCAGACTTCTTCTTCTCCTGCTTCTTGTTGTGCTTGGCTCTAGACTCCAAGTCGGCCAACGACTTGTCCGCGTCTGTCGTGTCCTGCGGGCGAGCGACAGCGTGGGACCTTGCGTCGGCGTTGGGGTGCTCCTGCAGATACTTGTTGAGTGCTTCAGTGCTTGGAAACTTCTTAGCAAAGCGATACGCGATCGTCTCGGCTATCGACGCTTCCTTCAGAGCGCGCTCAAACTCCTCAACAGCTGATCTCTTCGTGATGTGTCTCATGCCTTAATCCCATCCGTACTTGCAATTTCGAGGTAGCGTGTCGCCGGGCACCGGACACAGCACCGAGTCGAACACGTAGAAGTAGCAGTCCTTCTCTATGGGAGCGGCACCAAAGGATATTTGATAGCTCCATCGAATCACCCATAGCCCCGGCTGGCCGCACTCCCCTGCAGTGCCGGTTGGGTAATAACACCCGAGGCTGCTGTTGCCGGGCTTGCGTCCGGACGGCCCGACCTGCTTCGGAGCACAGCCATTCTGAATCTGGTAAAGGGTATAGCTGACGCAGACCGGCCCCACGGGATTACCGCTCTTGTCAGTCACGCACATCGTGAGCCCTCCAGGACCAAACTGCTGTCCCCAACGCAGCGTATTTGGGACCCGAGGGGTCTGGCAGATAGCGTACGGGACATGAATAACCTCCATGAACCCTGAGACGACCGACTGCCCATAGATGGGCTCCGGCTCCCAAACGAAGGCCCCGCTCGAACCAGCGGCATAGCCTTGGAACACCATGACATTCGAGAACACAGCGCTCACGTCCCCTGACCCAGTGACGGTCCCCGCGATATCCAGGATCGACTGTTCGACAACGGCCGACGAGCCGCTGGTAAGCCCGGACAGATTGAAGACCCTCACCGCGGAACCAGCAAAGCTTCCGACCCCGTGAAACGCCTGAAGTAACCACGGGTCAATCTGCGCCCTTCCGCTTGAAGAGGCAGCGCCGACCGTCTCGCCGGACAACGCCAGTGTCAACGGTAGCAAGCCTCGCACATCGGAGGTTCCATCCGCTGTCCCGCCTAGTAGAATCTCAGCCATGGTTGATCACCCCTTAAACAAAATCATCCCGGAAACGTCCGCCTCCGAGATGATTCAAGCTGTCAGCCACGCTCTGACTTACTTCGGCTCAGGTGGGTCATCACCAGATTCGGGAAGCACCCCAATGGACGTAAGAGCCAACGCGTAAACCACATAGTACAACAGGTCATTTATCGGGTCAGTCTGAAAATACAGCCACACGGCGTGTGGTATGACGACAATCGCAGCTGGGAGCAGTATCGCAACGAGCTTCGGAACGCGACTCCACAGCGGCCGAGCCACATGGAGAAACCGACTCAGCAGCAGCAAGATCGACACCACTATCGCAACGACTTCAACAGTTGCCATCTCTATCTCTCCTTCATCTAATTAAGTCTGTTACGCCTCGATGCAGATCAACTGTCCCGCAGGCATCCGGACTTGATCTTGCGCATCCACCGTTCGCGGAGCACTCAAATTGCCTATGTACAGGATGTGACCGCCTGCACTAGCATCCATGAACGTGAAAGCAGCTATGGAACCCCAGAAAGTTTGAGCGACGGGGAACAACACATCGTCGACACTCACAACTTTGCCGTCCACTGGTACCGTGAACTGAACCAGTTGCCGAAAATAGTCGCCGGCAGAGACCTCGGTGCCGGCATCACCAACGCCAGGGGCTACTGTGTAAAGCGCCACATAGATAGCCGGAGGAGGCGTGAACGGGATGCCACGCAGGGCAGCGTTCAAGAAATTATTATCAAGATAGATCGACTTAGGCATAGCTAGCAGCAACTCCCACTACCAGGAGGCTTGATAAAAGAAGCTGAGAGGCCAGACTCCATCGCCGGTGCTGATTGCACTACGTCGAAATCTTGAGCGGAGATCTGCTGACCAGCGGGATAAGTGAGAAGGTTCCGCCAGTAGCCGAGCGCATCGGGTCGAAACCGCACGCTGTAGAAGCCCGGATGTCCGGGGATCTCGTTGAAGTAAATGCGGCCCGCCGAGACCTGTGCGTCAGTGACGGCGTTCCCAGATACCAAAGGCCAAGGCTGGATGGTGTTGTTGAAAAAGACCTGAGAGACCAAGACTCCCGGAACTAGCCCCGTCGCGCGCGTAAAGCCGTCGGGCGCAAAGAAGTCAACCTGGTCCAACACGACCTGGTTAGCCTGAACGATTCTACCGCGCGTGGTTGCCATCAGGCTCCTTGCTTGGGCGGCTCCGGCTTAGTATCCGGTCTACGTGGCCGCTCACTAGCGGAGGTGCCCCGCATCACAGCCGAGACGCTGAACTGTCGAATAACCGCGGTCCGTGTCTCAGCAGACCCGGTGATATGGGCCTCGACATTGATGATTGCCATTTAGCGTTCCTCTCTGCGTCTGTTTCGATTTGCTGCTGGAGTGATGGAATAGGTCGGTGGCGGCGGGGCTTGAGGCACGACCCGAACAGTAGGGATAGTCGGCGGCTTAGCCGTCTGTGGAACTTGAGGACCACGGCTGAGATTGGTGACCGTCGTCATCGTGGGGTCGACTACGACTACCGAGTTGCCGACAAGTGTCGCAACAAGGCTCCGCACAGAAACCGCAGCTGCTGCGAATAACGCGTCTCCTGGCATCGGCGACGTTCCCTGCAATAGGAAGCCGCCGTTCGGAACGACTGTTGTGCCACCCAACATAGCGGCCGTTGTCGAAACAACGACACTAGGCTGCGTCAAGTCAGCCTCACCAGGCATCGGAGCTGTTCCCTGCAATAGGAAGCCGCCAACTACTGCCCATGTGGTCTCAGCCGTAAGAGTAGCTATGCCTTCATGTATTTCAGCCATCGTTACCCCCGAAAGAGTCGAGATTTGGCGCCCAGCATGCCGATAGCGAAAATCGCCTGGCCACAGGAGGCTTTAGACGATGAGAAGACCCCCGAGGTTTAGCTCTCCGCTACAGAGATCGCTCCGACAGCGAAGTTCAGCGAATCGCCAATCGCGACAGTCTTCGGGGCTGTAAGAGCGCCGTAATAGAGTTGGTTGCCCGTGCCACTGACGGCGCTGCAAACAGCAATGGATGTAATGTCACCCCATGCCGCGGCCGCCGCGGGGAAAGTCACAGCTGCATCATTTGATGCGGTAGCTCCGTTTGCATTCGGAACTGGAGCCCCGAACGTAACCGGCAGCCTGTCATAGTCTGCGGCATCCACCTCCAAGCCTTCGCCAGTAGCGGTCGGCGCGGTCTTGAAGAGCGCAACAAACAATGCCGCAGGCCCTGTGTAAGCAACGGCGTCCAGAACAGCATTGAGTACCAAGACAGCAAGAGTTTGTTTTTTAGCAGCCATGTTTACCCCGATAGGTTTAGAGGACCATCGAATCTGGACCTGTCCCCGACTCTTTGCGGCGACAAGACCATTACGATCAGACGATCACATCTAAGGATTATCGAGGCCGACTGCCGACTCGCCGCCACACGCTACTGCATGTGAACGACGGACTTGAGCGAACGGATTGAATACGCGTATGGCTGCGCGGCAACCTTCCCCGTATTGTTTATCCACGCCTGCTTCAGCTCGTCCATGTTGCCCAATGACGTGTCGAACACGAAGTAGGTTCGGTTGCCCTCCCTGTCGGTCCGAATCATCTCGACCCCGGCCGTCTGCAGGTACGCCGCGTAGTAGAGATCTGGAGTGCGAAACTCGCCGGGTCTTGAATTCTTCACTTCTGAGTCTCCATCTGAGCGCCCGAGGCGCTGGTTAGTGTAAGACAGCACATTCAATCCTAATGTTCATGTGGCCGGGTCCCGAAGGACCCGGCAAAGCGTAAGCAAAAGCAAGCCAAATCTAGTGGCGAGTCATCACGTCACGACAACCTGGACCGGCTTACCAATGTTCGGCCCGGTGGTCGCCACGTTTACAAGGCTCGTGTACTGAACTTGAACCTTAGAGCCGGCGACGCCGAGACCATTGAGCAATGGAGCCGGGATGACAATTGACGTGGGGGAGATCACACCCAGCGTGGCGCCCGCTATGGGCGTCTGAATCTTCTTCTGGTGAATCTGCACCGACCGCGAACCGTCTGCTGAATAGACGCGCACCACAGTCGCCTGATACTCGGGATCGCCGAGATTGAACCCGAGGATAGTCAGGTCCCCAGCGGTTGCAGCTGCCGACGTGATCGATGTCAAAGGTACATCGTACGCCGTGGTGCCATTATCTTGTACAATGGAGACCGCGGCGCCTGGAGTTAGGGCCGGAACACGACTCGGATCTGGATTATAGGCCAGGCTACGATACCCAGAGAGCATACCCACCTGGAAGCTCTTGATGAACGCGTCAGTCTCGACAAAGCGAGGGGCAATCGAGCCAATCGCAGCGTCACGCTGCGCGGGTGTCCCCCCGGAGCCGAACTGAGTCTTGACGACACCTGCCGACAAGTTTATTGGGCCTCCGATGGGCGAAGTTGCCGAGATTATCGCCGATGCCGCTGGCACAGTGAAAGACCCGGTAAGGCCCGCAGCGGTATTGAACGTCCCCGCGGTGCTTTCGATGTAGCTACCAGTGCCCCCCACCTTGCTCTGCAACACAAGAAACGCACCTGTCTCGTCCATGATAACGCTGGCGGCCAACGCCGATGCCCCGATAGCCGCATTCACGGCCTTCACTAGCGCGACACCCGAAGTATACACACCGGGAGGTATGGTCACGTTGGTGGTTGGGCCGGCAGACGCCGTCTTGGCGCCCAGCACGTTGTTCGTACCGTCAACGGTTAGACCAGCCGAACGATTAACAGTGCCAATAATCCCAGCCGGGAGTTGCGTCAATGCCGCCCCAACGGTCTCTGGGGTCGGGCGACCGAAACGCCGCTCCTGCCCCCGCGGCTCCGTTGGCGGGTTGTGCCGACTGACTGGTTCGAGGTCCATGACCGCTATTGGACCCTGCATGTCTCCACGAATAACTCCAACATACGCCATGACCTAAACTCCTGTTGTAAGCCCGCTCGTTGCGGGTTCAGTAAACTTCCCACGCTGTTGATCAATCCTGAGCATTCTCAGCACCGCGCCGTAGTCCGCGTAGAATGCAGCCACGGACTTGATAAATTTGAGGTGGTCCGCTTGCCAAGCAAACGCGGCTTGTCGGACCCAGAGACGCATGCGGCGCAGATACTTGATGTACTTAGGCGCATATTCGAGCAGCTGCAGCTCGTGTTGCGCAAGCTCAAGGTTGAGGTACCGTGCCTCGATGTCCTTGAGCAGGATCTGAACCTGGCGTAGAAAGAGCAACTTGCGTGGCTGCCAGACTTGATGGATCGACTGGAAGTCCTGGCTCGGCTCCTGCTCCAAGATCCATGAGAGATTTGGATAGAACGGCATCTCGATTCAGAGCTTTCGACAGGACAATCCACTGTTGTATAGCTTCCCACGCAACGCTTGCCTCTAAGACTCAAGTGAGAGCGACAACTACGGTTGCTCCACCATTGGTCGTCACCTTCGCGGATGAGACGCTAGCGGCGACACCTGGAATGAGAGCCGCTGGAATGAGGATTGAGGTGCCACCGATTGTACCGCCGCCCGCTAGGATCTGAGCGCTCGTCAAAGTAATCGCGCCAGTATTAGTGATGGCCACAGTAAGCGGGGCCTGGAGGTTGGTGCCCGTCAGAGTGAGCGCGCCGGCACCAGGCTTGACGGCAGTCGTCAACGTAGGCGGTGCCGCCACGGTAAGAACGTTGCTGGATTTCGCGTTCGCAATGACCTTCACAGATGAAGTACCAGCGGCGATGATCGGCGCCAGAGACGCGGGGATGGTTATAGTGGTTGCCGTAACACTACCGCCAACCGCGATCTGTGCCTGCGTCAGGGTCACCGCACCAGTGCCCGTGATCACTACCGTCGTGCTATCCGGAGCGACCGATAGGAGAGTGAGACCCGTCAGAGTAAGAATCCCACCAGCGGCAAGACTTGCACCTGTCAACGTCGGAGTCTGAACGTTCGCGGCAAGCACGGAGGTCACCGTGACTAATCCGGCTGCCTTCAACCTACTGATCTTGCCTTTACCGGCAGACAACACGACTCGCGGAGTCTGATTCAGATCGATGTAGCCCGGAACAGTAGGATTGCCGGTGCTGGCTTGCGTCCGCGGTACGTAGCAAGGCTGCTTGGGCTTGTTTGCGTAGCCGTCGCGAGGGTACGCATCCGGGTTGCCGAGCGAACCAAGGCGGTGAACCTCTTTGTTGGGCAAGCCATCATCGATGTCATCGATCAGGATGGCACCAGCCACGGTTTGATTGTGCTGAATTCGGTACATTAGGGTGCTCTCTCCTAGGCGAGTACGAGAAAATGTCTCGTGAGAGATAGGAGATAAAAGGAAGTGCGGTCTTGGTCCGCTACTTATCTGTGCAAGTCAGGGGTGCCCCGCGACCAAGAGCACACGCATCCTCGTATCCAAGCTCGATCAGCTCGCGCATGGCCTTCGGCTCGAACGTCAGGCCGTCCCCCGCAATCCTGCCCAAATCGATCTTGGGCTTAAGGACGCGCAGAGTGACCTTCCGGTAATCTGTATCGGCGTTTCTTAGCTCGCAGATCTTCAGGTCGTCACGCATGACCTCGTTGATCAATAGATTGACGGCCCGGAGCGCGAGGTCCGGAATCGCCGCCTTCCCTGCGCATTTGAAGGGGGATGGGAGCCGTGGATCAGTGCACAAGATCATGTCGATCTCGGTCGCCCCAGCCCGGACGGCCTCCCCCAACGGGGTCACGGACCGGAGTGCCCCGTCCGCCCAAAGCCCCCCATCAACCTTGACCGGCAGAAACATCCCAGGGAACGCCGAAGACGCGAGCACCCAAGACAAGATGTCCGGCTCGGTCTCGTCCACTGTTCGGCTCTCACCCGACTCCCAAGAAACGGCCAGAACGCGAAGCTTCCGCCCCGAGTCACGGATCTTCGCGGCATCCAACGTGCCACGAACCCATTTGTGCAGGGGCTCCGAGTTATAGACCGATGGTTTCCATAGAGCCGACCCCATGCCAAAAGGCCACCAGGACTTGCGGACCTTGGCAGTAGTCACATCCAGCCAAAAGCGATTGAGGTGTACCCATGCTTCCATGGGAGCGCCCTTTGGCGACTGACACAGCACCGCGGCGTTGAGGGCGCCAACGGAGACGCCAGAGATTAGGTCGTAGTCGACCCCGTCCTCCGCCATCCACTTCTTGAGAACGCCTGTCTCGTACGACCCCTTGGACCCGCCCCCGCTAAGAACCAAAGCTCTCATGCCATCATGGAACTATAAATGGCTTCCGTGGCCGCGCTCAGCCGGCGATCCACTTATTCGTGATATCGCCCTGGAAGAACCTGACAAAGTCAAACGCGTAGTGCATGGGCGCCGAGGTCGTCCCCGGCATGGTGAAAGTGGAGTTTCCACTTTCCATTCGCACGCCGATCGCGGTGAACAAGGTCGGGTTCAGTGCATACGTGTTCATCTTACCGCCGTCCCAAAACGCGCCTGACAGCACCGGGGACTCCACGAAGATCGAATTATGCCTAACGTTAGTCACGACACCACTAACACTTGCAAAGATGTAGTTCCCGACGATGTCGTACTTCGTACCTGTGCTGCCGGCCTCAGAGAGATTGCCGAAAGTGGATTCAGACCCTGCTATAACACGGCCTGTAAAGGCGGTGTTATTACCCGCGGCACCATTGTTATAGTTCGTAGCGTATAACCTGTTAGCTTCATCCCAAACCGTGCCACCGGTAGTCGTATATGCGACCTCAGATGAGATTGAGCCGTCGACCACACCAGCATTTCCATATCCGTATCTGGCCCCGCGGCACCATGTAATTGTGCCATTGGGCCATGTGGCGCTCATTGCTGGCGTTGCCTTCCACATCAGGTATTGTTTGTTGATCACGCCAGGAACCTGCAAGAACAACACGGACCCATAGATCGTAGATCGGTAGTGCCCAGCCGGGATCGGGTTTGATTGAAGGGCCGGGGTCGTGGTGAAGGCGTAGTATGGAATAACGTCGCCGTCGCGAATCATGGCGACACTCGGCGCTATTGAATCGACGAACTTCCAGCCGCGCACTACAAGGTCGGGCGACCCACTGTCAAACTCGTCATCGAAGGCGCTTGGCGATAGTGGAGGCGTGAGGAATGGATTGTTGCCGGAAGCTGATCCGGTACTACTACTGCTCCATACCGCAGTGCTCGGCCCTTGTGCCGTGAGCACCTGCCCTGCAATCGGCGCAGTGCTACTGATGGCAACGGGAGAGCCGCTGGTAGCGATCCGATTGGCAATCTGCGGATCTGCTAGCGTTCCGCTCAAGCCGGCGATACTGATCTCATCAGTCCCACCATCTTCGTGAGTGACCGCGTGCTTTCCGAGATAATAAGGCATCAGGTCACCTCCGTACAGCGGGCGAAGCCGGTCGCCGAGCCCCAGAGCCCTGTGATGACCCCCGTGTAACTAAACGGGACCTCATAGTAAGAGCCCGATGCCATCTGGACCGTATAACTTGTCGCGGACGCGCCAGTTCCAAACTTTAGATAGAGAGTCGCGGTCGAATCATTCTGGACCATGGCCCCCTTCCGATTAGTGTTGCTCGCAATCAGCGTGACGCTTGAGGCCGAACCAGCAACGTTAGTGAGAGTGGCCGTGGGGTTTCCCGGAGCCGCCAGCAGAGCGCTATTCGGTGAGAGCGCAACAACGAGCGCCGGGTCAGCCGCGACTGGCGCGGTGCTCGCCGCTTTGACAGCAGCATTGCTCGTGCCGTCAGTGATCCTCGTGCGCTGAGTGCCACCGGTGAGAGTCGCGTCAAGGGCCAGCCCGTTGGTGGTCCCGATGTTGGCTGTTACCGCGCCATCCACGGTGATGGAGCCGCCGCCGTCGGCAATGGGGATCGACGACTGGTCACTCGCCAACACAACCGGGGTCGACGCCGCCATGGCCTTTTGGCCCAACGTGTTGATCCGAGCCGTGAAGGTTGCCTCAGCTAAGCGATTTCCAAGTGTTGCCTCCGTAGCTGCTCCGGTGGGCAGGGGCAACGAAGCAGCGCTTATCGCGACGGTATTGTTCGGCGAGACCGCAACAACAAGCGCGGGGTCTGCAGCCACGGCAGCTGTGCTCGCTGCCTTAACAGCGGCCGTGTTGGCGCCGTTGGTGATCTTGGTCTGCTGTAGCCCACTGGTCTGATTCGCGTTGATCGCGGCAAGATTTATGTCGTCTGTGGCGACGGCGACTCGTAGGGTACCAGCGGTGGAGGCCCCTCTGTCAGTGGCAGTATTCGTTCCATTGATCTTGGACAGGTCCACCTTGGCGGTCGAAACAACGGTGCTAATCTCACTGCTGACATCACTGCCATGAACCTGACCGCCGATGGCCCACAGCGAATCGACCACCACTCCAGCGAGCGCGGCGTTCGCGCTAGTCATCTCAAGGCCCACCGCATAGTACGTGACTGACGCTAAATTCCAGCCAGCACCAACGCTCGCGTTGGAACTACCAAGCGCAGCACGAAAGGTCTGCCACACGCCTCCGACGCTAGTGGCCTCCGCAACGGACAGACTCCACGAGTTGTAGTTACTCGCGTCGGTGCCTAGACGAATCACCACGTTGCCCACGTTCACGAGACTAGGGATGAACATGAGCAGCTGGACAAACGTGATGCCCGTCGCGAGCTGACTGAGGTCTATAGCGGGAATCGTCTTCTGGATCAGCGCAAACGCGCTATTGGCGGCACTGTTGACGATGTCAAACGATACGGCACTCAGGCCTCGCACGTGGTTTGTCGACAGGGCGATGTTCGTTACGTCAGTATTGACCGCTGTGATACCGGTCGCAGACTCAAAGGCATCTATGACTACGAGGCCACCGGGCGAAACCCTGAGCCGACCCTTGTCGTCGATATTGAGGGTCGCGTAGTCGCCTGGAGTGTCGGCGCTAACTCCAACGGTGTCTGGCTGGTACACGCCAAGAACCGCCACGCCAGTGTCACCTGAAGCCGCCGCCGTGTCCTCTGCTTTACCAAGATTGGTGGCTCCGACACCCGAGACCAAGGACGTGATCGCCACGGAACCGTCAACGGTCAACGAGCCGCCATTGTCAGTAACCGGGATCGAGCTTTGATCACTTGAGATAGCGACCGGGAGGGACCCAGTCATTGTCTTCTGACCGATCGTGGGCGTAGTGCTCCCGAACCAAGATCCCAGGTTCGTATTGAGCCGACCGTTGACTAGCGCAGGCGGTAGTTGATCGGAGTCGACTGTGAGCGAACTACCGTTATCGGTGACTGGAAGCGGGCTTTGATCACTCGCAAGGACAACAGGGGTGGAGGCCGTTGAAGTCTTCGGGCCTAGGGTGTTGATCCTCGCGGTAAAGGTTGCATCCGCTAAACGCGTAGCGAGCGTCGCCTCAGTGGCCGCCCCCGCTGGCAGCGGTAACGAAGCAGCCGTGATCGGAATGGCTGTCTGGTCGCTAGAGACGACAACCGGCAGAGATGCTGCCATCGCCTTCTGGCCGACCGTAGGAGCCGTGGAACCTAGCCAAGCGCCGTTATTTACGTCCAAACGGCTGCCAACAAGCGAGGCGGGGAGCTGCGGCGTATCGACCGTGATGGAGCCACCGCCGTCAGCGATAGAAACCGCCGTCTGATCGCTCGCCAACACCACCGGCGTGGAGGCGGCCATCGCCTTCTGGCCTTGCGTATTGATCCGCGCAGTGAAGGTAGCCTCAGCTAGCCGAGTCGCTAATGTGGCTTCCGTGGCAGCGCCAGCGGGCAGCGGAAGGGACACCGCCGATATCGGTTGCGTGGTGGTCCCCGTTGGGTCGACTCGTAACGGGTCGCTGGCCGTGCCCGCCTCGACCGAACCACCCGACGCAGCCTTACGTAGCCCTACCCCAAGAACGTATTGGGTAGCGCCGCCTGTGTCCGCATCGAAAACCCTGGCCGCCTGAAGATTCGCGCCATCAGAGCCGCCGATCTGCGTAGACGACGCGGGGGCCGGCGAGCTGTTGGGGCCAATGGAAGGATTGGCAACAGACACCGACCCGGTGACCGGAAGTGCAACGCCGCCAGCCACACCTTGGATGCTGACTACCCCGCCAGCCGGGGCGCCCGCTGTTCCGGCACCAACCACTATGGGACGGCCGTTAGCGTCAACCAGCAAGAGACGAGCAGCAGTGCCATCAGAACCAGCCGCTAAGAGGGCCTTGGTCCCTGCCGGGATTGCAACTCCACCCGCCACGGCCATCGCAACGCCGTTAGAATCGAATAGGATAACTGCGGGTGATTTAGCCATCTAGGGTACCTCCTACCGCTTTAAACAAAAGCAGGCTCATATGATGGACCTCACCCGGCTAAGCTCGAAAACGCCAGAATAAGTCATCGTGTCTGTCACCGTCGCCAATACCGTAATTCCATCAGTGGCGTAGACCTTCCACTGATCAGTCGCGACGGTACTGTTCGAGTTATAGGTGACCGTCTCTTCGACGATCTTCGAAACTTTGGCCGCACTCGTCCACCAAATGACTGAGGTCGGGAATGGAGAGGCAGGCGGCAACGTCTCTTGGTAGGCGCCCGAAGAAAACCCCTCGTACGGCCCCCCTTCTTCCGCCAAGTGAACAAGCTGGCGCAAGGTTTTGTGTGTCTCGGTCGTGATCAACGTTGCGCCGCCCGGAAAGTAATCCGTGATCGTCCGGACCCGACTCAGCTCAAATACTCCAGAGTACGTGATCACATCCGTGATCTGCGCCATCAGAGTCACGCCGTCTACGTCATAAACCTTCCAGTTGTCGGTCGCGACCGTGCTGTTAGAGTTGTACGTGATCGTCTCTTCTAAGATCTTCGCCGTCTTGCCAGAGCTGGTCCACCAAATCACGGAAGTGGGGAACGGCGTCGCGGAGGGCAATGTCTCTTGAAAAACGCCCGTCGGGAATCCCTCGAATGGCCCACCCTCATCGGCGAGATGGATGAGCTGCCGCAATGCCCTGTGCTCGGCCAGGCTCATGCCGGTCCCGGTACCAGTCCCTGCCACGGCGTCCAGCTCTTCAATCGCCCCTTGAACGCTGCGAGAAGTGACATTGGTCAGCCCTGTCGGATCAAGGCCAATTAGCTCCGCACCAGCTCGATAGTGGAAAGCGATCGAGCCCCCGGTCGAGGTGCCGATGCCGCCCAAAACCGAGAACGATGTGTCACTCAGGACCGCGCCAATCGAGAATCTGCCGTCTCCCAGCCCGCCGCTGGTTCCTGTGATCACCACGAAGTCCCCGGCCTCAACCGGATGATCTCGACCAGACAATATCCCTTCGCCATCAGCGGGAAGATTAACAACCACCACGTTCGTACCCGAAGTGGTCGAAACAACCGTGCTGGTCAGGTAAACGAACGTGCCATCGCTTCCAAGTTCCTGTTGATCAAGAAACTCGCTGTCGACTACGTCCGTCTTGCTGATCTGATTGGCCACTACTTCTTCTTGGCTCTCGCTCGTTTGATCGGAATAGGACGCTCCGGTTCGCGTGCCGCGGCATCTTGCTCGACCTTTCGCTCGGCCTCCTCCTGCGCGCGTTTCTGTCCAGCCTCAACGAAGCCGTTGACGATGCTAAACAGAATAGATGCCATCGTAGCGAAGGCACCGGCTTGAGCGTCCGCGGCAGCGGCTTGACGCCGAAGGGTCTCCGCCTGACTCAGAAGTGTCAAACGACGCCGATCAGCCTCCTGCCACGTCTGCAAGATTGTCTGTTCGTACATCCCTGCCGACTCCGGGCTCATGTACCCTAGGGCCTGAAGATCGTTGACCCGCTTCCGAAGCTTCAACAAGTCCATCTGCAAAGTGTTGTCCATATCTCATCTCTTCTTTTGCCGTGCCATCGCATTGGCAACCATCAAACATGGCTCACAGTAAGTGCCGCTCACGCCGTGGTCGCTCGCGCTCGAAACCTGAAAGAACTGCATCGGCAGCAGAGGCGTACCTGCCCCCTCTCTCGACCAACTCTCCGGTGCCATATGCCCAGACGAGCACCACCTACCCTGAGTAGCGGCAACCTGTTTGACCTGAAGATTAGCCTTCGGTTGCATCAGCCGTAGACGTAGTAGTTGATGTGATCGCCAGCCTTCTGCTTGGCGTAGAACGTTATCGAGGTCACGCTAGTCTCTGCGTAATCATCGCCATTGATGACAGTTCCGGGGTCTCGGAGGATGCCTCGCGTATAGACACTGAGCCCCTTGCCACTGTTGGTGCCGTCTTGCACATAGGTCGCGGCTCCCGGCAGCGTGTGCGCCGTGTTCGGAAGGAGATCGGCACCCAGACGTTCGATGTAACGCACGACGTTCGCGTTAGCTATCGAGTCAGACAGCGCCTGCAACGATTCGGTGATCGTCTCTCCGTCAGTCAAAAGCGGCCCGTTGTAGTCACGGTTGCCGATCTCCTCGTTCAACGTGTTGAGCGCCTGAACGACGGAAAGTAGTTAGTCGCATTGGTAAGGCTATCGAGGAACGTGTCCCCGTCGTCCATGCCAATGACTTGCTGGATGTCAGTCACGTCCTGACGAAGAGTGCCAGACTCTTCTACGCCCAATGTCTGTAGCGTACGGAGAATATACTCGTTTGCTTCATCCAACTGCTGAAAGTAGCCATAGACAAAATCGACCGCTGTCGGCAGCCCTGCTTCCCACGTGTAAGGGAGTGACTGGGTCGAGAGGTTGCCGCCGGCCGGGACAGAGTAGAACTTTACTGTTACCGAGTCCGGAGACGTAGAACCCGCGGACTGCGTCAGACCATAAATCTTCCTGCCCGCGTTAGCACCACCCAAGACTCGGAACTCAGTGCCGTCCGCTGGATTCGTGATGCGAACGTAACAGCCTACGTAGTCATTGATGTAGGGAGCCACGTCAAAACAAGGAACACCTGTCTTGTTGACAGAACCAGCGTGTTTTAGGTTGCCCGTGCTGGTGATAACGACCTGAGTGTTAGTAGCCGCGACAGCAGCCCCCACAAACTGCCGATTGAAGATGAAGCCTTTCGCATCCGTGGTCTTACCAGCAATATTCGAAAGGTTGGCTGGCACCAACGTGCCAATCGCCGACGGTCTCTCGTATGTCGGGATCGGATCGCTGTACAGAACACCCTTGATGGCCGCACGATCCGTCCGCTCGAAGTCGAGGTCGTCATTCAAGCAATAGGCGCGCCGCTCAGTCCAAGTTAGGCCGGTGGCCGGAGAAGCACCGGCAGCGTTGGAAATCACTACACTTGACGCGGAGATATACGCGACGATCAAGAACGTGCCGTTGTTACCCGGAGCAACAGCTCCGGAAACGGTCAAGAAATTGCCAACTGAGTTGGCAGTCATTCCCGCCAAACCAGCCACGGTCGACTGACCCGCGTTGAACGCGGTGATGGTGCCAGCCAACCCCGTCTGGCCAGTAATGGGACCGCCAAGCCCTGCAGGTTCGTCTAGCAGTAGCCTTGTAGCGTCCTGAGAGGACGAGCCCTGAATGTCTAGGATCTGGTCCAGTGCGTTGAAACGTGAAAATTGTGCCACAGTTTACTCTCCTAAGAAGGCGCCCTCTGGTAGCTGGCCAATAAACTGGACCTACCTACTGGAGCAAAAGTCAAAAGGTTTATCGTGTCGAAACCCGTCCCTACCCCGCCGCTTTCTCCAACCGTGTAGTCCCCTAGCGCGGGGTTAGGGACAGCGGTCTGAGTAAGGCGACGACCATTGTGCCAAAGCTCGATGGTTCTCCCCGTCCCACTCAAGTCATGTATGAAGTGTTCCGGAGTGGTCCTAAAGAGTCGATTCACGCCATCGATTGGACCCACCAAGGAAACCCCGACCCGAACACGGGCCGCTTCGCCAGGGGATGAAGACAGCTCCTTGAGGGACAAGATCCCGTCGCTGAACAGATCGTCGTACCAGTGCTCCGGCGCCGACTCGCCAAAGATGATCTGGCGAAGCCGACTCAGGATGAAGACCTGTAGCTGCTCCTGTGTCTCGGAGGCGACCAACGCCCCCGAGATAGGCGCGGACCCTTGCTGGTCGTCTACATCATCAGTGCGCCGAATGCTGTTGTAGCGTTTGAGGGTGTTTCCCATCAGGCCGTCCGCAATATATAGTCGGCCAAGAGATGATCATCAGGCCGCGGCGGAGGCACCAGAAGCATGATGGTGTCAAACCCAGTGCCAGGGCCTCCAGACTCCATCACAAGATAGTCGTCCAGCAGCGCCAACCGGCTACCGTTGAAGAACACAGAGATGTCTAGGAACGGCAAGTTATGGGAGAACTTCTCAAGCCCTGGAGTGGCGAACATCACGTTCACCGCGTCCCGAGGTCCGACCAGATTCTGGCCGACCCGGTATCGGTCAACAGCTATGAATAGCTGCTGCGCAACCTGTAGCGATAGAGGGTTGAGAAGATACACACGATAAGTCCTATCTTGAGTGAGCTACAGTGACCATGAGAGAGGACGCGTTCATGTCCCAAGCGGCTGCAGCTCTAGGATCACGCAACCAGGGGAACCATCGCCGCCTTTGCCTCCACTGCCGCCTTTGCCCCCTCCAGCACCGCCTGACCCACCACCACCGCCGCCACCTCCGGCACCACCACCGCCGCCTCGACCCATGGAGCCGTTTGCACCAGCACCGCCTGCGCTTCCATCTGAGCCAGCATTGACCGGGAGCGCGCCTCCCGCACCCCCCTGGCCAGGATCCCCACCTGTTCCGGAACCAGGCCCGGTCTTCGGCACTGGTCCTGCCAATCGTGTCTCCCATCCAAAGTACGAAGGGGCACCGCCACTACCAGCACCACCACCGCCACCAGCACCAGCACCTCCGCCAGGACCAACTCCACCAGCACCAACTGCCGGCGTACCTATATTGCTAATTGTGCCTAAACCCTGAAGGTTTAGCGTATTGATGTTAATCTTAGCTGAACCTCCGCCGCTGGTACCGTTTGCGCCGCCCCCACCGCCGGGAGTGGCGCTGAGTGTTGGGTATGTCGTAGTATAAGGCCAATGAATTGGCGAGAATGTGGCAGCTGATGTCGAACCTGTACCGCCCGCTGCAGCACCGAATGCGGCCGTACCAACTGAGAGTGGACCTCCATTTGCCGGGGAGGCCGTCGCGATAATAATCCCGTCTGCATCAGCGACTGAAGATAGTCCCCCGGCGAGACCGCCGACACCTACTGGACCAACAGCCCCGGCAAGAGGGCCTGTGCCACCAATACCTCCCGTTCCGCCCGCGCCAACAGTAATCGTCAAGACGAGACCTTCTCCCAAGCCCGCCACAGGAACATTAACCAACGAACATGAGCCGCCTGAGCCCCCTCGTCCTCCGCCTCCCCCTCCTCCGGTATTAGTTCCTGTAGCCCCACCACCGCCAGCGGTTCCACCACCTCCGCCACCGGCGCCAGCGGAAATCCATATGGTCGTTACCTCATAGCCAGGCGGCACCGTGAAGGGGAATGTGCCAGCCTCAAGATAACTGAACCTAATCGCCCGATTGCTGCTGACACCACTGGGGGTCAAGCGAGGATCATCGCCCGCGCAAAATGTTCCTGAACTTGTACCGAATGGTGGTAAACCGTGGCTGTGATCCGCTAGCGCACGACCCGGTCCGCTACCCGAACTGTTAGACGCGCCTGGCACCAATGCGATCGGCGCTCCAGTTCCTAGTCTAAGGTCATTCCCCTGGCAGAACGTATTTGCAGTTGTTCCGTATGCCGGCATGGCATGTCTATGATTCGCGCTAGCGAGTTCAATAGCGTTTCCCACGTCACCTACTGCGCCGGGAACAAGCGTGGTCGGAAACCCCGTCAGCGCCTTATGCACGTGATCGTATGGTGCATAGTACGGACCCACCCCCGGAATTCCCTCTGAATAAGCTCCAACTGCCTGGGGCGACGGCCGCGCGCCCTCCAGAGAGCTTAGAAGCGCGTTTTCCTCACGCGGGCCGGGTACCCGCTCCCAGAGCCAGTGAGGACCGTTGGGAGGAGTCTGCGAAAACCCAGTAGTCCGCCATGCCGACCCCGCAAATGCATCGCCACCCGCCACCACCACAGTAGTGCCGACCGGCACTTTATCAGCAGTGTCTGCATCGGGCGCACGCACCCAGATGCCATCATTGCCGGTACCAGCAGACTGTACTAGATAGATTCCGTTGCCATTAGTCCCATCAGTTGTTGTGCCAGAAAGCACTAACACCCGATTGCCATTAACAAGCAGCACAGTATCAACACCAAGCGGCGCAGCATTCACATCAATAGCCGTCGAAACCAGGGGGCCGCCAGTTGTCGCGTGTACTGATAACTTGCCTTGCGCCATCAGCTTCGCATCACTAACCGTTAGGACACCGCCGCGCACCGAGACCCATCCCGTGTTCGTAGCCACGCCGGACTCTTTAACCCAAAGGGTCGAGCCAGCCCCGCCGTCCACGTTCGAATAAAGATCACCAGGGGACCCAAAGCGCTCCCGGCCCAGCTCCGCAGGCGAGCCTTTGCTAGATGTCCAGCGGCGCGATACCGTCTCATCGCCGATGGTCCGTGGCGACGTTCCAGCGAGATTGAGCTGAACACCGTTGGTCAAAATCATACTGCTGGGCAGCAGAGATGCGTTTGCATTGAGAAACAGCGGACCTTCAAGCTGCATCTCTTGCGAAACTACTGTCGTGGTGAGGTCTATTTGACTCTGCGTCAAGGGGTCTAAGGCGCCGCCGCTAATTCGTATGATTGTTCCGCCTATCGACTGCCAGCGTACGGGCACAAACGGTGCAGTGCCTGTATCGCTGTCAATTACCCTCACGTCTTGGAGCGTCGAGTTAACAGCGAGGCCAGCTCCGCCGACCAGAGAAACGCCGCCCCCATGACAGTTTGTGATCACGATCGATTGGCTGAAATCCATCAACTGCGATGAAACGCCGATCGTCCCCAGAATGTTACAATCAGTAACAAAGAACTGCGATCCGCCATCAATGGGCGGAAAGTCTAGCTGAAAATTCGGGTACAGGCTTACGTTAGACACACCACCTATGGTAGACGGCTGATCCCACTCATCGGAAAGCGTCCAATCGGAATATGCCAGTATGCATTGGTCACGACTCGCACCGCAAACAAACGTGAACGGCGGCTGTGCTATCAATTCTTCATTGAAGAGCGTCGAAGCGACCCACACACCATAGCATTTCTCGTATGTCGCATCAGTGATGCTCGCAAACGCCGCAGTCAGCGTCTGGAACGGCTTTCCAATCGTACCGTCCCCAGTGATGTCGTCGCCATCAACCGACACATAGCGCCACGCTGAGATCTGTGGCAAAGCGCCGCCCCCTCCGCCCGCTACCGTGGTCCAACTAGCCGCCGTAGGTCCGCTCGCGACAAGCGCCTGCCCTGCTGTCGGCGGGACCGCGCTAGACACCGTAACAACGCCCGAAGTGGTGCGTAGCCCAGACGCCGTTCTGTCATTGGAAAGTCTTGGATCTGAGCCCTCCGCGAACGTCCCCGCTACGTTTCCAAACGGGGGTAGACCGTGGCGGTGATCCGCGTGCGCTACCTCAGTCGACGTACCAATCACACTCGGCTGACCGGGGATCGATGGCGTTGGAACGATCGTGGTCCCATCCTGATTCGATGGCTCAAGAGAGGCCCCCAAAGCCAATCTCGCGGACATCGAGAAAGCGCCTCCTGTCACATAGATGGTAGCCAGCGACCCCAAGAAGCTGAGGGAATGAATCTCCGTCGCGCTTCCTGGAACCTTGAAGGTTTGCCCACCTTCTTCCGTTCCGATCTCGATGTCACCGTCGCACTGAAAGGTGAAATCGCGCATCAACGGCAAGTCGAGCTGCTGCGTCCCTGTGGGCGCGCCCGCTATGAAGATAAGCCCCGTGGTGGAAATAAAGCTAGCAGGCAAAACAAGAGTCATTGCCCCCGGCGTGCCCTCAACACCGCCGGTCACTGTCACAAACTGCATCCAAAAGGCTATACCGTCGGGGATGCCGTACGAAGCCGGGTCAAATACGATGCGTATCTGGTCTTCCAGTGCCTGTACGCTAAGCCTAGAGCGATCAACATTCGGGTCAAGAAATCCGACGTTTGTCGCCGTAAGAAGGGGCTGCGGGGGCAAGTCAAAATTCTCAGCCCACTTCAAGCGATACCCGTCAACCCCCGGAACCCTAGCAGTGATAATGTTGACCACATGAGGGAGTCGGGGGAAAACACTAAACAATCGATTCATGATGCAGCCTCTCGCTTAATGTGGGGCTCAAAAGTCTGGGCGCTCTCAGCAGCCGCGCGAGCCGCATCTTGATGCCCATGCTCTCTTTCCACCCGTGCATAGGTAGACTGGTACGCCGCGTCCTTGGCCTCCGACCAGGAACTCGCGACCTGTCCGTTGTGGTTCGGTACCAAGCGCTTAGGCTTCACATGATCTCGCTCGCGGCGACCTATCACCTGCCGGCGAGCCGCTCGGTACTTGTTCTCTTTGGTGGCCTTGGAGATCCACCCACCGGCCTCACCGTCCTTCAGTACGAAGCTGACGGCCGATGGGTCGAACACCAAGTCAGGCTTGCCGCCACACGCACACGCCAGGGCGACAGACCCTGATTTCACCTCCTCATACTGCTCGAAGGACAGCTTGCGGGTTTCGTGTTTCTGGCACGTCTTGCACTGCGTATCGTACACCGGCATATCTAAATCTTTCTCTTCTTCGCGACAGACCAAGTCTTCACATGAGCTAGTACGGCCGCCACATGCTTACACACCCTATTGACCATCCCAGGGTCCCGAATCACCGGCACAGAGGCGGTCCCTCTGGGCTTGCCGTCCAAGTATTCTTCCCGCTGTGAATGGTGCTCCGGGCCTTGCCAACGCCACGCCGGGCACGAACAAGTCAGGTCCAGGTCCATCTTGGACAGCTTCGTTACACGCTGGTCTCGGAAGCCTTTGACCTTCACAACCCGGTCGACGTTTCCGCAGTTCACAGCCAAAAGCCATCGCAGGTTTTTCGTGTCAGCCCGCTTGAGCTTCACGGCACAACGCCTCGATCGCCCCGTTACCCTCGGATTCAGCCCACTCACGATTGCATCCAAACGCAGAGCGATCTTGGTCCGCCTGCTAGCTTCAATACGCCGCACAGGAGCGTGCTCTGCATCCCATCTGGCCAGCACAAACTCCGCCGAAGCGTTGACCGTATTCGGGATGTCGTCTCGGTACGGATACTTGGTCTTCGGGCCTTCCCACTCGCCCTTGCCCCAGCCTCCTATGCCATCGTGCTTGTTCGCGTTCTCATCTTTGAACTCAATGCGCTCGCGATTCACCAACATGTCATCCGCATTGTCAGTGCGGTAGAGGCTCTCATCCTTGCCCTTGTCAAAGTCTCGAACGTCCTTCTCATCCTTGTCATGGACGGACGTTCCAGGGATCTTATTGTCGAGCGGCAGGCCCTTGCTCACGGGGTCATCATCGCCGGGAAGCTTAGCCTTATTCGACGGACCGCCGCCCGGCAGACCAGATTCACCAACGCGCTCGGCCCCCTTAGGCAAGGCTGGATTGCCCTCACCATAGGCGGGTCTAGTCATCAATGGTTGCTTCAAATCTGGCACTCACTTAGACCTTCCAGGGATCTTGACCCCTGCTGGCAGTGCTTGTCCTAGCTTCCTTGAACTTGTCCTCGTACTTATCGGTGTTGGCTTTCCATTCCTTGGCAGCGTCCTCGGACATGTTGTCCGTCGGATCGGCGGGCTTACCTTCCTCGAAACGAGACTCCTTCTCATCCGAAGCGGACTTGAACTTGTCTTCGTACTTATCGGTGTTCGACTTCCATTCCTTGGCGTCTTCTTCGGACATGTTGTCAGTAGGGTCGGCTGGCTTGCCTTCCTCGAACTTTGACTCCTTTTCATCCGACGCGGAGCGCAGTAAGCCTTTAGCTTCACGGTTGATCAGCCTCTCAGCCTCTCTTGAGAGAACATCGGCGTTCGCTTCCAACCCATCTACGGATACCGACTTGCGACCCATTATTACCTGAATCGCGCCAAGCCCCTCTTCATCAATCGAGACGAGACAGCTGATGTTGTCCCCCGGATCACTCTCCCGCTCAGCAACCTCCAACACTACCCCGCCGCCGAAATCACGACGGATCTCCGTGAGCAAACTCGGATACAAGCGGTTGAACCTGGCTTCGACCCTTTGCAGGACATCCCTATCGCCCGCAGCAGACTTCTTGAACTTGTCCTCGTACTTATCGGTGTTGGATTTCCACTTCTTGGCGTCCTCTTCGGACATCCCCTCAGTAGGATCGGCGGGCTTGCCTTCCTCGAACCGAGACTCCTTCTCATCCGATGCAAGCACCAGCGATTCGAGCACATCGGGCTTCAGATAGCGCCGCGCAAGACGCACGCCCTTGCTCATGCGAATGGCTAGACCAGCCACATCGTTCGCCCCAACGCTGTCACACATGAGCCCGATCTCCGAGACAATGCTCGCCAGCTGATCGAAGGCTTGCCGCATCTGGTTGCCAGCCGCGCCTCGGAGGTAAGCGATACGAGCGGCCCCGCGGATATACTCAAACCCTAGAGCCATGTTGTATGGCCCGTCGACCCCAAGCTCGCCAACGTCAGCCTTCTTTGGACGCTCCGACGCTTTGACCTCAATGGCATCGCCCAGCACTCGCCGGAGAATAGCCGCCACCATCAAACGACTAGGACGGCCCTCATCCTTGCTGAGACCAGCAACCAGTCGGCGCAACGTCACAGCCACCTCCTGGTTGGACGACGCGGTACGTACCGAGTCTCCTTCAAGGGATGCGATCAAGCGAGTCAGAGACTCCGTATCGATGTGCCCCGTTTTTTCGATCTCAGCGGCGACGTGCGTCAACTGTGTGGCAGCTTCTTCAACTCTCATGGGTGACTCCGGTTGTGATGACTTTCTCTTTACTCGACGTACACGGACGTCTTTCAAGGCGTCCTCCAGCTGTTCGACCTTCTCAGGCCTGAGGTCGTCTTTGATCTCCTCGTAATCCCATCGCGCTACAGCCATCGCCGCCGCATCCAAGGACTTGCTCACGCGCATCAAAGTGTCCGGGATCGCATGCAGCAGATGACCCGCAACCTCAAAAAACTGGTCACGATGGTCAGACTTCTCGATGAGCGTTGAAGCCTCCTCGATGTAATCTTTGAGCTGATTGCAGCGAAGCCGAGCATCGCCAATCTCCTCTAGTAGGAACACGGAGATTCCCGAGGCTGTTTTGACTTGCTTCAAGCACCGATCTTCCAATGGAAAACGCTCCTCAGGTCGCGGTTAGGTCACGAAGAGCGTTCCCACAAAGAAAACATCACACTAGCTCTCAGCCAAAAGCTTGAGGGAACAACTCAAGAATCCGCGACTTGATGACTTCTTCTTCCGCCGCAAACACGGCGCGCAGGATGTCTAGTCGATCCTCGAAATCCGCCTGCAGCCGCGCCAGCTTCTTCTTGGTGGGAGCCGCGAAGTCATACGACTCCGGGAAGTCAGGGCACATGGCCTTAGCGATCTTCAGCCGTACGGCGACACTCATGGGAGGCGCAGAAGCCTTCGCTGCGGGTCTCTTGGGCGCCTTCGCCGTCGGGATATTCGTATTTGAAAACGTGATGCCATCCTCCACCGTTTTGGTGGTTGGCTCGCCAATGCTCGCGACCACGGAAGCGTCACCACCATCCCAGGTCTCAATCCCCCCGCCCGTGGACCCCGTAACGGTCATACCTTCGGACGTTGTCTTGGACCCGGAGGCCGTCTTCACTTTTCCGACGGTCCTACCGGAGCCCGAGCTTGTCGTGGTCGCCGGCACATAGCTAGCTCTAGCCGCCTCCTTCTTGAGCAGATACGCATCCCGCTCGTCGTCGCTCATGCGCTCCAACAGCTCATCGACCGTGATCCCTTGACCCGGAGTGATGCTCACGTGGTCCAGTGCGTTCAAGACCTCCCGTGCCTGAGTTACGTTCGTGGTGGAGACCGCAGGGGTCTTGAGCTTACGCACCGGCACCCCATCAGATCCGGCCTCAGACGCCGTGCGGCGATTGCCCGCCTTGGTAGCAGAGGCGTGCTGTGCGTAATTCATCACGATCCGCTCGTCCTGCTCGACCGTCGAGATCATCGTGCGCGGCTGGTCGCGCTCCGTGGCGGAACGCACTTGGATCTTGGCGGACGCGGGACGGCCATACTCTGGGTCCGCTGAATCATAACTATCGGTCAGCACGATCCACGCCGCCGAGATGGCGCCGCGGAGCTGCGGAAATGAGTAGTCTGCACCGGCGTATTTCACCGTAGAGCCGTCGAACTCCAGCTCGGTGCCCTTCTCAATCCGCACATTGAAGTTGCCCAGCGCGAAGCTACGAGTGGCAGTGAAGGCTTGAAAGTCACCGGTCTTAAATCTGATTTGGTCCATTATGATCTCCATCGAAGGGCGCAACGATGCCCACCAACAGGAAAACCATAGATAGAACATCTATGTGAAAGCTTCCGATCTGGCCGCTACACGTGACAGGCGGTCTCACTGAGGCACAGAATGCAGCGTTCACCGAAATTAAAGAAAAGAGGCCGATCCATCTCTGGACCAGCCTCTTTGCTTAGGTCAGCTGATTAGCTTCAGACGCGAGTGATAACCACACGGGTCAAACCACGCGGGTTGAATGCACCGATACCGAGATTCTCGAAGCACGAGAAACCGATCGTGCGCGCCTTCGGGTCATCCGCCGAAAGAACGGTGATCTCGGTACGAACCGGGATACGACCAAACTGCTCAGGCTCGCAGCAAACATATGTGAAGCCGGCAGGTACGAGACGCGACGTGATGATCTGAGCGCCCCAGATAACTGCCTGGAGACCAGTCTTCAGCAACGTGGCCTGGCTCTCAATGTCCAGGATGTCGCGACCGAACTTACGAATGTCAGCGTAGTCGACCGCGTTCATGTAGATGCGAGCGACGCGCAAGTCGTGACGCTCGATCTCGGCAAACGCGTCAGCAAGAACTGACGGGCTGATGGGGGCGACGACAGGAACGTCCGCGTTCGTCTGACCAGGGAGTGTGTCGAAACCAGAGACAGCGATGCTATCCATGATTGCAAACGTCCGCTCGTCTTCCGCGGCCTGAATCTGTGCCTTCGCAAGATCCTGAGCGCGCTCGATCAGATCGAATCGACGCTCCTTGATCTGCGTGAGTGGGATCTCCGGGTTCGAGGCAATCTCGAACAGCGGGAAGATCACGCGACGTGGCTTCTGGATCGCAAGGATGTTCTCGCCCTCTTCGCCGACAACGAACGCCGTAACATCCGGGTCCTTGTCGTAGATCGGGAGAGCACCATCCGGAAGCTGCTCGACCAAGAAGGTCTTACGACCTACGGCCGAATAGTCGCGGCGCAGACGCAAAGGCTGCACCATCGAAGCAGCGAGCTTCTGGCGGCCAGCAGCGGTCTTGATGTACTCACTAATGACCTGCTGCTTGAGCTGGTTAGATACTTGGTGTGCCATGGTTTTTCCTGGGCTCCTATTCTTCTTTGCCTAACGACTCAGACCCGGAGGTCCAGGACTAGGAGTGAGGAGTTGGCGTCCGGAGCGACCTTGACGACGCCAATGACCGTGGCCACACCAGCAACGGTGCTATCCAACGCATTGGTCAGGAGGTTCGTCAGAAGACCGTTGACAGAAGCATATAGCTTGTCACCAACGGCATACGTGAGTGCCGGGAAAGCCCCGAGCTGATCCTTCGTCTCATAGACCGAGACGCCTACGCACGAGCCACTGCCGGTCACGTAAGGCGCACGCCCTGAAGCAACACCTGGAGTGTTCTCGAAAGCGTTGCCAAGTGCATCGTTCAGAAAAATGCCGAGAGGCAAAATTCCAGCAGCCGCGCCAGTGTTAACAAGAGAGGCACCGATCGGACCACCAATATAGTTATTTCCGACGTCGCGGCGCGTGAACGCTACCGATCCGCCGAGAACGCCAACCTTAGTGATGCTGGTGAGAGTTGTCGATTTGGCGCCAACCGCGAGACCCCCGGGAGGATTAGCCTGGGTGAAACCGTCCGGAGATAGCAGACCAACGCTGTTGCGGGTCACTACGTGGAACAGTTGAACACGACCAGACGTCTCACGGAAATCACCCGAGCTTTGGCCGCCGATTGCGAAAGTAGTCATTATTGACTTTCTCCTTAGGGCGTGAAAACAGGGTGCTTTACATTCGATCTAAATCTGAGAGGGAAACTGGTTCCCCCTAAACACTTCACTTCAGGCCGAAGGCGTCACGGACATCCGGAGCCGACTGCCAGAGACTCGACAACTTGTCGACTACTGCATCGCTTGCGGTCTTAGAGGTAGAACCGCCGAGTTTCGCGACGCCTGCGCGGGGGCGGGTACCAACAGTGCGAGTGCTGGCAGTACGACGCGAGCCCTGCTTCTGCTGAACCTGCGCTTGACCCTGATCGTCTTCCTCGACCTGCTCATCTTGCGCGAACAAGGTGCGAAGGATCTCATCCTCACCGGCAAGGACAACGTTTTCCGTGTCCAACGGCGCGGGGTCCATCTCGATGTCGCCCTCAGCCAACGGACCACACGAGTCGTCGGCAAGCAGCTGCTCAAGGTCGTCATCACCGCCCAGCACCGGCTCTTGACTCGGGAACTGCTGACCAAGCGCCTGTTGCTGACCCGGCACTTGCTGACCAAGCGCCTGTTGCTCGCCCGGCAGCTGTTGCCCCTGCGCTTGTTGAATCAGCTGCTGCAGCTGAGCCATCATCTGTTGCATCTGCGCTACCTGTTGCTGTCCATTGGCAGACTTGGTAGGCCAGTTGTCGTTGGACTTGGCATTCTGATCGCCGCCGTCATCCTTGGACTGCTGCTCAGAGTTCTTCTTCTTAGCCAACATCCTACGAGAGGCCTGCTTCTGCTGGCCGTCATCGTCATCGTCATCGTCGGCATCATCGTCGTCGCCGCCCTTGGACTTGGCCTTCATCTTTTCGATGTTCTCTTTGAACTGCGGAGGGATCTCGCCGGCCTGCTTGTCCTGACCCTCGTCAGAATCATCATCCTCAGCGAAGCCGTCATCGTCGTCGGCCTCCTCCTCGACATCCTCTTCGCCCTGCTCAGCAGCCAAACGCCGATGCGTATTGATCAGCTCCTGGTCAGGCACATACATGAGAGCGAAAGCCTGGTCCTCGATCGCATCGATCCCAGCCACCTTTCCGCCACGCAGCATGAGCTTGGCAACAGCGACGCACAGCTCGGCCTTCTTCAGGCGAACCCGATCAGACGCAGTCTTCTCGGCATGATTGAAGGTATCTTTACGTAGTTCCGGCATACCGATCTCATCACGGGCCGTCTGTCCGTCAGAGTACTCCTCTTCCCAAGTATTGGGCGAGTGCACGTCTTCAGCGAAGTCAGACGGGTCACCAATCACGTACTCATCCATCGCAGGTTGTGGATGGTCTTGATTCATCGAATAGACATCGCCCGCGACTTCAGCTGCCTGCTTCTTGGCAGCCTGCCTCGCGATCTCTTGAAGATTCCAGGTTGAACGCTCACGCATGGCAGGGGTTTTCCTTTTCCTCGTAGGCTTGCAGTTGTATAGAAAGAAAGTTCACGACCGACCTAAGGCGTAGAGTCGACCCTTTTCAAGAAGTTTACTCGCCTCAGAGCCGGTCACTACCCGGCCAATTACTTGACGGCACGCCGCCAAGTAGGTCTCATCATCTTCATATGGAGCAGTACCGCCCACACTAAGCACTGTCCTATAAACTCTTGTTTCACCGGCCATAGACGATTTCTTCGTCAAGACATCTAGAACGCGAGAGACCGCAAGGATCTCACGGCCCGTTAAACCGGCTTGCCTCACCCGGCGCCATCCTCCGTTCTTCTGGAGGATGAGCCCTTGCAAGACTCGCTTGGCTTGTGCCTTTCCAACAAACGAAACCACGATCTTAGCGATGCGTCGCCACTGAGGGTGTTCGAGTGCCGAACGGATCAAGCTCTCATTCTGCTTGTTGTTGTCGACGATCTCGCGAACTTCGTTCGCTTCGCCCTTACTAATCTCTTGCCGAACATGCTCGATGGCCTTGTCCCGAAGAGCCGTCGACAGATCCTTGACCGCCTTACTGATGGGGTCTTCCTCTGCGCCTCCCGGTGGAGCCGGCGCGGGTGCGCCCTCCGCGGGAGCTGCCGCAGGATCTTCCGCGGGCGCTTGAGTCTGTTCTGCGGGTGCCTGCTCTGCTGGCGCTTGCTCTGCTGGCGCCTGGCCCTGACCTTGGGCACGCAAAACGCGAGCGGCTTTAGAAACCCCTCCGGGTATCGGCGATGGAGCGGATTTCGAGAAAGCCATGTGAATCTTGTTCTCAGCGTGCGCGACTTCTTCAGCCGACAAAACGCTACGCAGAACGGCGCCCTTGAAGGCGGGATTGGCTACCCACGATGCCTCGATGAAGCGCACCGAGGTCGGATCCGTGTGGTGCCCGCAAAGCTCTGCGACCTTCCGCCCAGTCTTCGATTCATCCAAGAACTGCTGGCCCTTGAAATACCGGATGCACGCGCATAGCTGGGTTTCGTCTTTGGCGACGTTGCCGCACTTCGTGCAGGTCGTTGAGCTGGTCGAGCACCCCATGCTCAGAGTCCCGAGCTGGCCGGACTTGATCGACCGAATCAGGGCCGCGTGCTTTAGGTCGTTGGCAATCAGGATGTCGACGTAAACCGAGTCCCCAATGTCACGAGCCGCCGCGTCAATGATGCGCCCCTGAGATAGCTCGGGGATCTGCACGTGCTCGATGTACGACTGCGCTCCGACAAACGACTTGAATGACGACATCAGGAGCTTGCGCTCGAATGCGTCGTTGTTGTTGTTGATGTAGCGCTGCGTTTCGGGCGTGACGTAGTAGTCCTGATATGGCCGGTCGATCTCAAACCCATCGACAAAGTGGCGCCCGACCGGAGCGCTAGCGTTGTCAACGTCGACAGACGCGACAATCGTCGCGTGGCTAAGCATGTACCTAGCTGGGTCGTACTCCTGTAAGATGACCCGTGCAGTTCTCTTCTGAAAATCTAGCTCGGGCAAGATCGCCGTACGACGCAATGCATCCCACTCGGCGAACTTGATTCCCGGCTTCTGAAGAGTAGCTTTAGCGAACTTGAGAAATGCCAAGGCTGTTCACCATCCAATCGGCTCGCCCAGCGGACCCAAGATCGCATCCGACTTAAGCAAAAACAGGTCTTTGGGGCATGCGAACAACCGGACACGGGCACCCTTGTCCATCTTATAGGTTGTGCGACGCATTGAGGTCGCACACTTCGGACAGCGCGGCTTGCCAAGCTCCAACTCACCGGCAGTCACACGATACTGGCGATTTTGCGCAACCCAGTATGCCGCGGTCTTCGCAATATGCTGCTGTATCCGCAGATCACGGAGCCTCTCGCCCACCCGATAGAACTTCTGCACTTCGGCCCGCAGCCCGTTATCATCCACGCCTTGAGCTGCGTATCGATGCCAGGCGTCGTCATACGCAGCTACCTCGGAAGCGCCAGTCGCCCAGCTCTTTGCCAAGCTTGTGTAGAATCCCCGTGGGAGCTTTGACCCCGCCCATGGGCTAGAGGAAGCCCACTTCTTACGGGCTTTCTCAATGTCGTAACTGCTGTAAGACTGGTCGAACTCGGGTGGCAGCCACTGCACAAGGTTGGGATTGACCCGCACGACCTCATCCGGGCTCATGCGCTCGTTGCCATAGGGCCATTGGACATCCAGGCAACCCAAACCACGATGCACGGCCGTTACGCGCCCGGTGAAAGGCGATAGAGACCAAGCGTCCGCCCCAGGAGCGTACCGTTGCACGGGATCGCCCTGCTTGAAGTCTTTGACGAGTTTCCAGATGTCGATCATGTTTGCGGTCCTCGTGCGGTCTCACACTCGCTCGGGCCAGCTTCAGGCCCCACACGGGTCACTTAGCCAGCGGGCGACCACTCGTGGACTTGCCGCTGCGAACGCCAGACGAATCGTCGGACTTGTACGCCTTCATATACGGCTCGTCGGCTTCCATCTGAATAGGCTGCTGAGGATTCTTGAACGTGTCCATGTACTTCTCATCGGAGTCGCGCTGCAACACCTGCGCTAGCTTAGAGCGGCCGATCTCGCTCGCCTGACGGTTCAGCAACGATTCCTCACCGTAGGTTGCGGCTTCTAGGTCGTCCGCGATCTTATCGATCGCGTTCACCAGATTCTTAGCCGCCGTAAAGTCCATCCCCCACTTGCCATGGTTAGACTGGACAACGGAGGCCATGCGGTCCAGGCGGGCCAAAAGCCCATCAGCCTGGGCGGTCTCAAGTTGAAGTTTGTTGTTCGGCATCGTGTTCCTCGCAGTTCTTGATCTAACCGTAAGTAGCGTCTCGTTCTCAGACACACCTGCAAGGCGTGCCAAGAGCTTGTTGTAAACAGTCGGATGTATCGCGTGATCGTAATTCTCATCGCGCAGAGCGAGATCCAGAGCCGCACGCAACTGGGTATCCCGGACAACGCCCTCGACCTTGGTCGACAGCGCTGGCGTGGAGAGCCATTCGCGAGCCGCCTTTAGAAGCCGTGTATAGACCGGCTCACCGAGGTCTCTAGCCTGTGGCTGCTGCCACTTTCGATAAGGCTCGAAACCCTCATGGCCCTTGGGATAGGGGGCGACGCCCCAATAGACAGCAGAACGATCCATCGCACAAGTAGCGGAATAAAAAGAAAAGGCGTGCCCAGTGGTCCGATCCGCGACTCTTTGGGCGGCACGGCGCGAAGCGAAGTCATCCCAGATTTCCTGCGCGAACCCTGCCTGTTCTTCCGGGTCCTCAACGTCCCCCTTGTAGCGGGGCGGCTTGCGCGGAGGCTTCGGGGCGGCAATCTTCTGCTTTCTCAGACGTTCGCTACCCGTGGGAGGTGGCTCAGCGTCAACATCACCCGACTCCTTGAGCTTCTTGGAGTATGCCTTGTAGTCTGACTCGAACTCCTTGCTCGCCTTATGAAGCTGCTCCCGATAGTCCTGGGCGGACTTCTTGTACTTCACCATCTCTTGTTCGTAGTGCCGATTGTCCTGCTGATCTAAGATGCCCTGGACCGCATGCTGCTTGTCGGGTCGCAGATTCGCCAGATGCTTCATGACGCGATCCCGAAACGTCGTGTATGTGTCCTGCGAAGTCGCCTCGTCCGGGTATCGTTTTGACCGTTCGCGAAGAAACTCGGTCGCCTTACCGAGGCCCTTGGCAATCGCCTCCGGTGACTGTCGCTCGGAGATGGGGGCAAACCCCTTCGGGTCCAAGAATCGCTTGCGGGCCTCGCGGTAATCATTCGCCTGACAATAGCTAACAGCCAGCTTTTGGAGGTCCGGGTCCTTAGTGGACTTCAAAAGCTTCTGCGCTTGTTTATCTGAGAGGTCGGATGGGTCCGACTTGAGCTGCAACCCGCCGTAGAACAGACGCTCTGCCTCAGCAGTCGCCCGCTTACTGCGGTCCTCTGGGCTCTCTCCAGAACCTGAGAGCGCAAAGTTGGACATGGCGTCAGCCAGCTCCTTTGGCGCCCCCTTCCTAGCGAAGGCTTTAGCGACCGCACTCTCCGCGGCCAAACTCATAGCAACGGTCTTCACCTGATGCTTACGGTAAGCTTTCGCACCCTCAATCGGATCGGTGATGCTCTTGAACTCAACATCATTACCGTCCGCGTCCTTCACCATCTTGGGTGCCGGGACATTGTTGGGGTCGGTCGTGTAGAAGGAGGACGCCTCGTCAACAAGCGACGAGATATCCTCGGGGACGCGAATAGCGGTCACCTTCTCATAGTCTGCGACCATTTCCTGTATCTCGTCCGGGTGGTACCGGGGCTTGTTGGCGAACAGTATCTTGGCAGCCAGCTCACGCGGGAACGTCTTCATGACGAGCCGATCAGCTGCCTGGCGTTCTGCCTCTGTGACAGGTCTATCTGGCTGAAACGGGGCGAACTTGGGCGCGTTGGGGTCCTCTGGCGCCGTAGGCTTCGCTTTTGCCGGCCCCTTCTTCGCTTTGGCAACACCGGCCGAGCTGCGGGGTTTGAGCGATTTCGCGAGGGACTTAAGCCGTTTGGCCGTATCGCGAGATGTGTTAGGTTTGGCAGCCGTGTCTTGGAGTAACTGAATGGCCTGGTCGACAAGTTCTGGCTTTATCGGGTCACCTCCCTGTAAATAGAACACAAGCTTGCCGACTGCGTTGGAGGCTGAAGCTGGGTTAAACCCCGCGTCCTCCCAGACTTTGGTGATCTCAGCTTCCAGAGCTTCATCATCCGACTGAGCGGGCTTGGCGGCAGGTGCTCCTTGTGCCGGAGCAGGCTGTTGGGCGGGAGGTGGCTGTTGACCAGGGCCTGGCTGTTGAGGTGGCTGTTGACCAGGGGCAGCTTGTGGTGGTGCCCCTTGAGCGGGAGCCTGCGTAGGAGCAGCTTGCGGGACCTCACCGGGTGTGGCTTCTTCGCCGGGAGCAACGGGCTTTTTCTTGCCCTTTTGTTTCTGCTCCTTGATGCTTTCGCGCGCGCGAGCCTCCACCTCCTCATCAGTCGGCGGCCCTTTTTTCTGGAGTTCAGCAAGAGCGGCTTTCGTTTCCGCCAGCTCCTTCATGATTTGCTCGCGCTCGGCGGTCGCCTTGAGAGCCTCCTTGATGGCAGCGCGCTCCTTTTGGGCGCCCTCTGACTTTGGGTCCTCCTTCAGCTCCTCTTTGACCTCCTTCAAGCGGTTCTTGAGCTGGACGCGTTCAGCGGCCGAGTCGCTCGTGTCTGGAGCTTCATCCGGACCTTTCTTGGGCTTTGGAGCTTGCCCTTGGACGCTCATGACGCGCGCCAAGTCCGAAACCGTCTTGATGCCTTCTGGCAGCGCTCTTCCCTGCATAAAGGGTTTAGCGCTGTAGCCAGGATTGTTCTTGGCGAACTGAGAGTTATCCGAGTCGGGTCTCCGGAATGACTTCAGGAATGCCTCGAACTTGGGATCCTCTTTCGCCAGCTGTCTCAGGGCATCGCGTGCCGCCATGTCCTTTTCGACATTCGGCTGCGCCGCGGGCTCCTTGGCTTGAGGTTCTTTCTCTTCGCCGGTTGGCTTTGGTACAAGTTTGAGGTTTGGCTTACCGACAGGCTTTGGCTTATCAGCTGGCTTTGGCTCGGCAGTCGGCTTTGGCTTGCCCTTGAAAGTCTCTTCTTCGGAGTCATCCGCGAGTTCGTATTTGCCAGGCAGCTCTTTAAGCTTCTCCGGGCTGATCTTACCCACCCATCCTGTGGCTTTGGATCGGACCTTGACCTTCTTCCCCTGTGGGTCAGTCGCCTTGGCGCCCGGAGCGTTGGCCGCCCAGCGACGCAGGATTCTCGCCGCGGTCGATCCACCGATATCTTTGAAGTTTTTGGACTGGTCCTTGTCCCTATTGTCTAGGTCAGGGTCGTCATCCGGCTCCACCCGCTCCCTGCGTAGGTCATGCCGTGCCGGCTTAACCTTGGGGCTCGGGCGAACAAGCCGCTCGACTTCTTCATCCTCCCGCTCTCCGCGGCTCTTCGTAGCTTCGCGATCCATTCGATAGGATCGAATTCATCGAAAGATCAACCGAACCGGTCGTCAGGGGGCGCCTCTTGCTCCACCTTCTTGAGACCAAGGGTCTTAATGAGGCGATCGGTTACGTCAGTCTTGGTCACGAGTTCGTTGGACGCCGCACCGTAGATACCGCGCATCAACTCGTTAAAGAGGGCATCGTTGACGGTGAACAGGTCCCGCTCCAACTTGACCCTAGTGTCATCTGGGTCGATATTGAACATCTCCAGGATGAGGGAGATATCGATCGAGCCCTTGTTGTAAAGGTTGAAAAGCGCATCGTACGTATCTTGAGAGTCGCGCAATGGAAGCCGCGTAAATGAGAGCCGAGGAAACAACACGACCTCTCCGCCCCATTGATTTTTCTCGACAAACCCCTTGCGACGCGCCACGGGTTTGAAGATGTGTTTCTCGACGTACTCCTGAAGCATCTCGCGCAGGAACATGTAACGCGTGTTGATCACCTCCAGCTTGAGGCGGTCGCCCGAGTACAGTTGCTCACCGGAAAGCAGGCTCTCCGTAACCCCGAGCCCAGCAAAGAGCTGCTTGTCTGTGATCTCGTACTCGCTCGAAAGATCGAGCAAGCGATCCTTGGACCCCATCTCTTCCCAGTGGACCTCGTAGTTCGCGACGATCGAGTAGTCCGGGTCAACCAGTGACAGGTCGACCTGTTCCCGTAGGTCCATCACGTCCAACTCAGAAATCTTATCGCCCCAAACGATTCGCTTAGGGGTCATGGCGCGAGACGCAATCTGCGTCTGAGCTTGGCGCAACTTTTCCCGATACATCAACGTGCGCAACACTCGGTCGAGGATGCTCTGACCAAGGTCCTCACCCGCACCACGGCGACCGGCGAGATAGTACACGAACGATCCTTCATCCGCGTCTGTCCCGAGTGGAATGAGCTTGCCCTGCTCCAGGTGGTTGCGAACTTCTTCCGGGATCTCGCGAACCATCTCCTCCGCAAAATCATCGCCGGCCTTCGCCTGCTCGATGAGCGCCCGATCACGATCCGCAGGGATCAACTCGACCTTCATTTTGTCGGTGAACGAATAAGTGGTGACCTTCACTTGGTCAATCGGCAAGACGATGATCCGGTCCCAGCCTTTATAGTGCTGCTGATAATATGCCAGCTCTTGGTCGTCCCGATCGGCGCGCTCGACCCGAGTAACGTCGGGCTCCTCCACCGCTTCACCGTCCTCGGTGACCTTGGATTTGGTCCCAACCGACTGCACGTCAAACCCGACATCATCAGGGACATCCACCGCCGAATCTTCGGCGAACGAGAACACCGACCCGTCCAGCCAGTAGTGATGCACCATCGTCACCAAGCGCTGAAACAGCTTGATGCGATCGCACATCTCCGTGAAGAACCAGAGGATATAGTTGCCGTAATCGTGCGCGTCCTTGAATCCTTCCGGACAGGTCGTCGGCTTCGGAGTGGCGAGCCGGACCTTGGACAATGGCAGCTCAGTATGCAGGTCGATCGACTGTCCCACGATGGGGTCAGTATTGTAGAAATGCCGGTACAGCTCGCGCTTTTCGCGCAACGACTGCGGCAACTCCAGGAAGTCTGTCGACAGCTGCGGAGAAAAGAACTGGCCAGCTGTGGCCAGCGTCGTGTTCATCGAACCGCCGTCATTGGCCTTCTTTAGCCGACGCGCCTCTCGCTCCTTGTCCGTCAGCCCGTTGACCGGGTTCTTAGCCACGTACGGTCGGCTCTGGACCTTCGTGGTCTGGGGTAGCGACACCCCACGTCTAACGTTGGTAAAATCTTTTGCCATCACTCAGTACCACTTGCGTCCCCGTCCACCACGGCTTGGATGACGCCATCCGTAAGGTCTGAGTCCTCTCGATACATATTGAGCAGAGACTCCACCGGAGTGGAAGCCACGGGGGCCTGCCTGATAGGTGGTTTGACAATAGATTCTGCAGGCGCTTCGGGAGTTAGCCCCTTGAGAACTCGACCGCCAGCCGAAGCTCTCTTGAGCCCTTGCCCCGCCATCCCCGAAAAACGGGTCCACGTCGAGGCGAAGCGCATGTAGATAGCGGTGTTGTCGTCAGCGGGTGCCCGCCGCACCCGTTGGTAAAGACTCTGCGCGAGCCCCTGGATACGTGAAAAACGAGAATCTAGTTCTTGACGAAGTGAGGCGATTTCCGCCACAATCGCAGCCGGCTCCATTCGATCTGGCGGGGTGAGATTCATAGACCGGCTTGGATCCCCAAGAAGAATTGATTGACTGGCATCGGGGTCTGATTCACGAAGCCGGCGACAGAAGCGGGCGTGAACGATAGAGCTGGAGCCACCGATGACTCATCCTCTCTAGTCCACAATCCGCGCCTCGAAAAATAGAGCGGGTCCCGAACAGCATACACCAGAGGGACGAGCGGCCCGCCCCCAACTCTCGATGCATATGTGTATCTCTCGTAACTGGAGGTTGTCAGAATGTTGTTACCCCCCATCATCACGGCAGATCCCGGATGAACCAACTGAGCCCTCGTGCTGCCCACAAACTTGTCCGCCGACTCATCACTCCCCCACAGCATGAAGCCGCCGTATAGCCCGTTCGAGTAACTGACGACGGGCTCCGGTAGCGAAGAGTCGACCCACATCACGCCTTGTCCCCCGGCCCACCCGCCCTGCACCATCGCTGCGTCAACCGTGACGACGTGAGCGTCCCCCTTCGCAAACAGGATGCAATCACGCGATCGAACCATGTCTAGCCCGTGAAAATCGATCTCGAAGGCGCCTACTGGAGGTGGGAAAGGCATTAGATGGCCGTCTGAACCATGAGTTGAAAGTTGTTCTGGTTCACGGGGGCCTGGATAACCGATCCGATGAAATAGGGATTCGGCGCTCTGGGATCCGCGGCTATTGTCCACTCGTCTTCAGGGGTGAACAGTCCCCGCAGGCTAAATTGTAGCCTTGCGCCGACCGAGAACGTGTTCGGCACAAGCGGAGGCGTCAACCTCGACTGCAACGTGTATCGCTCATATGCGACCGTCGAAATTACCCACGTCCCGAAACACGCCACCCCAAATCGATAAGTCGGCTGGTTACGGGTCATCGATATGTACTGGTCGGCTGGTTCGTCCGAGCCCCAAAGGAGAAACCCGCCGTAAGTGCCATCAGAGTACGTAACCACGAAGTTGTCAGAGGTGGAGGCGGCCCAAGTCACGCCTTGGCCCCCCGGCCAGCCATTTCGGGCCATGGCCGCATCTACCATGACCGGGAAGGTCAGATCCTGAGTGAGGACAATGACATTTCTAGTTCGCGGGATTTCCATCAGATGCTCACCTGTATCCCGAGATGTCCGTTGCGCTCCGGGATTGGCCGTTGCGTGACAAACCCAACGTAAAATTGGTTGGGCGCCCGAAGGTCCCCGGACAGCGTCCACTCATCCTCGTTCGTCCAGAGCCCAGACAGGCTAAAGACCAAGCGGTCGCTCGGGTTATACGTGATCGGCTCAAGCGGCCCTCCGCCCGTTCTGGAAGCGTAGGTGTAGCGCTCGTAGTTCGCGGTCGAGATCAGCCATCCGCCTGCCCCAAGAACCACGAACCTGTAGACGGGCTGATTGCGAGTCATGGCCGTGAAATCATCGGATGCTTCATCAGATCCCCACAGCGCGAAGCCCCCGTAATACCCGTCAGACTTCGTCGCCATGAGTCGATCTTGCGTCGTGTTGGCCCACTGAAAACCCTGGCCTCCACGCCACCCCTGGCGTGCATCGGTCTCGGTTACGTCTACCGTGATGGTGACGCCCTTGAAGAACACGATCACGTCCCGAGTCCGAAAGACTTCCATCAAACTACCCTTTTGAGTTCGATTTTACGCATCGGCAGCTGGCCCCACGCCATGACAACCATACGAAGCCTCGCAAGCTGGGTGTGGTCACCGTCCAACAAGGCAGCCCAAGAGCCGCCGATTTGCCGAAAGACGACCCGAATCGAGGCGAAGTCTTCCCAGCTCGGCATCAACTTCTCCGAGACCCCGTGCTGGATTAGTTGCAGGATAACCTTGTTCGCCAGAACGCTGGGTTTCTGCTCTTGATCCATCGTAGTAGGAGCTACCCAAAAAGATTCTCACCGAACGCCACGTGGAGCGCGTGGTCGGACCATGCGATATCTCGCCGCTGGATTTCGATCCGAGTGCATCCCGTGGGTACGGGCGCGCATCATTTGGTAGCGCTGCGCGGTCATCGCCCCCGTATCGCTCAGACGCATGCCGGGCAACGACCCGTAGACATACTTCTGATTGCGCATGCGGTCCGCAGTCAGCCAGACGGCACGGGTGAAAGCGTCGCTCATATCATCGTGGTAGTCGACACCTGGAGGGGCAGCGACCTCGACGATGTTCTTGCTTTTGGTCTTAGCCTCAAGAGTTAGCAGCTCCTGAATGAAGGCAGAGTGCTTCTTCCCCGAGATCTCGCCCATGATGAACTTCGGGTAGTCGTACAGCAAGAGCCGCCTGTCGAACATGAGCATCTTGGCGTTCTGGTAGATGCGCGACCGCAGGTCGGGAGTGAAGAACTCGCATTTGAACTGCGTCAGCCCCTTCTTGAGCAACGCCTGCTCAAGCGGTATTCCGTTCCAACGGTCAAAGATGCCATCGGTGACGTAGAAGCGCTTGGTCAGCTTGTAGATCCACTCGCTGATCTCGTCGAACTCGAGCCTAGGAGCCTCCGCCAAGGTTCTGCAATAGTCGGTGGAATAGTCGCTACCAAGGTGCGGATTCGACTTCTTCCAATCCACGCCGGCTTGCCAAACCTCGTGGTAGACCAAGACGACCTTGCCGCCAATTTCAGAGGTGATGAAGATGGCCGTGCCGTCCCGCATGAGCCCGATATCGATGCCCATCTGGTGCGGATAGCGCGGTATTCCGACGTTCTGAGGCCGGTGTTCTTCCTCCACGCACGCCATGAGATCTTCTTCACGCTCAATCCAGCCGCGAACTCGGCTGCTGAACTGGGCTCCGTGCTCGGTGAGAAACACCGCGGGGTCTTCGTGGTACTTCTGCTTGTAGTAGTCCGGCGAAACCGTCGGGTTGATTTCCCAGGTCGGCGCCTGAATGGCCAGCATGTTCTCCGAGCCGGGGCCAGCAGACATCGCAAGGTGATAAAGGTCGTAGAACTTGCCGCTCTTGTTCAGCGGGGATGAGATAGCGATAACCCGCGACTCCACCGGGTAGGATGACCCGTCGGGCTTGAGCATCGTGAGCCCGGTCTTCGGGTCCTTCGGAGAGTACGTCGCGGTCGACGGCGTCACAGAATCATAGATATCCTTGGCGCTCGACTGGCCAGAATCCTGATAGTGCGCCATCTCGTCCATGATCACCACGGCGTTGGAATGACCGCGGAGACCCTTTGCGATACATGACTTGAAGGTTACGCGCAGTGTAGCCTTGCCATTAAAACTGACGAACTTGCCGTTCTGGTGTCGGGACGTTGGGCCGTAGCGCTCGATGTCATACGGCGTTCTAAACTTGATCTGCGACTGCGTGTTGTTGGCGATGTACGGCTTGAAGTAATCGCACTTCGCAAGGTGCGTCGTCACCTCATTGAACAAGATACCCGCTTGGTCCTTATCGGTCGCAACCGAGATAATCTGAATCAGGTTGCCGTTCGGAAACCCGTAGTAGGATTGCGGGTTACCGAAGTTCAGCAGCCGATAGATCTCGTAGCTGGCGAAAATCGAGCTTAGCGTGGTCTTTCCACCACGGCGGCCGATACTCAGCACTAGCTGGCGCCGCTCGCGATCTTGCTCGCCGATGTTGCAGCGCCCCTCGTTGTGCAAGAACGTCAGGTACTCGCGCTCCGTGAAGCGATACATGACCTTCGTGCCGAGCATGTCTTTGATCTCAATGCTCTTCTCCGTTGCGTCCAACGGCATGAAATAGTAGAGCTTGACCAAGAAGCGCTGCACCGGGTAGAGCCGCATCCCGAGGCCCCAGCTGGACTCGATGTAGTCCAGGATGTTGAAAATCTTAGGGCGGAACGGCTTGACCTCGTCAAGCACGAACTCTGTCTCTACCCCCGAGTCTTCATGCTCGGCTTGCGCGGCCGCAGCCGACTTCTGCTCGGACTCTAGCTTAGCCTGGGACGCGGCCTCTCGAATGAATCGAGCGACACCCTCCCCGGTTCGTTTCTTTTGTGCAGGCACATATCACCAGGAATGCGGCTAGACCTATCTAACGAGGTCCGCCGCTCTCTCTTCCCAGCCATCCATTGCCGTAGTCAAACGGTTGAAAAACAGGTCGAGTTGCTCGGGGCCAAGAGTAGCGACGGCCGCATCCTTGACGATCTCAGTCCAGAGCTGGAAAACTCGTTGCAGCTTCTCGCCATGCAAGTCGAGCTGGTCAAACCCGATCTTGTGCATCTCAAGCTCAATGTCCGCGATCTTCTTCAGAGCGTCGATACGCCGACCCGAGATCGCGCTGGAGTCTCGGCCCATGCGCTCGTTGATGATGCGCTGGTAGGCAAGGCTGGCCGTCTCCCTGGCGACTTCTTTCTTCAGGGCTGACAGCAACGAAAGAGGGTCCTTGCCGGACGAGTTTTGAACTACCGGATCCCCGGATACAAACTGCTCGCGCTCTTCCGACAGCGCCTCGTAGTATTCGAGGTCCTCCTGTGATGGACGATTACGCACCATAGGGCGGGGCCTGTTTCCAAGTGCCTTTCCCCCGGCCATTGCTTGGTTCTTCGGCGGGACAAACAGTACTTGTATGGTTGGTTGAACGGTCTGTGTTTTTACTTCCGGGCCGGTGATCTCCGCCAAGAGTTCATCGGCATCGTTGTCATCTAATATATCGCTGCTCATATCTCATTTCCCAACGGGCTTAGTGCCGCCTCCCCCATCGGTCTCCACCAAATACTGGCTGAGGTTCTTCACCGTGGCGTACCCCTTGTCTTTGGGGATCTGCTTCCGAATCGCCGTCTCCATGTCCTGATAGTCGTCACTGACACCCGGCCAGCCCTTGTTGACTAGGTCGAGGACATTCATGTTGTTTGGCTTCGGCTGAAACACGTCCTGTGGGCGTAGGTCACGACGATCCGGATCAATGGTATCAGTACGGCGAAGGTCAGTTGTGACGTAGTCCTTGAGCGTCGTCTTGGACATGCCTTTGGCCTTGTTGATTGGGCCAACCAGGTCTTTGACGTTCTTGCGCGCACCGGGGCCTTGGTCCGCTTTCTTGAAGCGGGCCGCAACACGCATGGCTACGCGACTGAATGTCAAAGCTTGACCTCCCCCTGGCCGAACATAATCGTCACGTCTCGCGGCGCCTCGGTCGCTTTGACATCGACCACGATCTCATTCTGCATCTGGAATTCATCCACCATCGAGGCTCCGTTATTCACGAGGTCCGCGTAAGCGATCGACGTAGAGCTACCGGATGCCAGTACGGCTCGCTGCTGCGCCACCTTGTCTGTGTAAGGCGGCTCAGTGACCAGCGGCTTGTTGATCTTGGAGCAATACCCCGTCTTCACCTGATGCACGCAGCTCATGCATTTCGAGCCGTACTTGAGGTACGGAACGCCGCGCGAGCCATAGAGACGACTTGCCTCATCACAGCCCTTGCCATAATCGTCATACACGGAAGGGTCGAGGTAGTAGACCCCCTGCAGCCCTTGCTCAGCGACCACTCTCCGCAGCTCTTGTTTCGACGCCACAAGATCGCGTGGGTCGAACTGAGTCTTGAGCGCGGCGATAAGGTCCCGCCCATACAGGCCCTCGTTCATGTATCGAGACGCCTGCTTGATGACCTCTTTGCGCGCCACGCCACTTGTGGCGTACTCGGGCGTGTCGCCGTAGAAGCCTGTCATGGCTCCAAGCCGCTCCGGAGCCCCTGCCACCGACCGTGCAGAAGTACGAACAGCGTGATGAATCGCCTTCAAAGCCTGACTTGGGCTATCGCCCCAGCTCGCCGCCGTCTTAGTATTCAGCCCCGGCAAGCGACCCGCGGTGCGATGCTCAAGCAGCACGGCGTCCACAGTCTCCTGTGTGAGGATGTCCGCAGCTTGCTTCACCAGCGGTTTGCCGTAGAGCAAGCATCGCGTCTTGTTGTAGATGCAGGAGCCGCACTTCGATCCGGCCACGATGGCTCGAACCGTTGGGTTGTGCTTCGCCAAGAAGTCGGCGCCCTCGTGGCAATCTTGGAAGCTGGCCTGCTTCGTGTAGATCACGCCATAAAGCCCAGTCTCTTTTAGGATCGGCGCCCAGTGACTGTGGGTACGACGCAGCACGCTCTCATCAAAAGCTAGCCGAAGAGAGCTAGCCGTCTCGGCGTGGGACAAGCCCTTAACCATCTGACGGTGCAAGAAATCCTGGACGGGCTTGGCCTCAACGGCGAGCTGGTCCTGAGCCAGCTTGCCCTTCAAAAGCGACGACGCCTCAATCAGCTGCTCACGCGCCTGCACAGGGGTGGGTAACGCCGGCTTGTGCTGGTTGAGGCCCTGTCCTGCGTAGGCTTCAGATCGCCCGCTCCCCGGCGCCAAGTAAGCCGCCCTGATGCGCTCCTTGGCGGAAGGCGCGTCCGATGCCTGGATGATGCGACCGCGGGCCGCCTGAGACCGCTCCACGGAACCTGCGAGCTTGTCCGTGTACGGTACCTCGCTGACCAATGGGCGACCGAACTGGCTGCAATGGCCCGGCGCATTCGGCTGCGCCGTCCGGCAGTGTGGGCACCCGCCGCACCCAGTCTTGGAGAGGACGTAGCGCGAAGTCGGGGCGTGCTTGTTGATCAAGGCCGTGGCCTTCGCCGGGTCGAGCCCAGAAAAATCGTCAGCCACCACGTAGTAACGGCCGACAAGCCCGCGCTCCTTGAGCACAGACGCCAATACCTCGCGGTGCTCCCGGAGAACCTCCACAGGATAGCGGCGCCGTAGTTCGCTTCGCAGCCGAGCGGTGTCATCCGACTGCAGCAAACTCAGCCTAGCCACCTTGGCGATTTCTTCCCCTTTGGGGCGGAGCTTGCCGTGAACCTGAGACAGGTCCCCCATCGTATGAGGATCGTTGATCCCAACGTTGGGAACCGTCTGCACGTTCGGGATCAAATAAGCCGTCGCAGACTCGCCCTCGCGAGCCCACAGAGCCTCTAGGTCGGGCCTGATGTCGAGGTTCTGCTTCGGCAGTAGCGCCTCAGCTCGATACTTCTCTTCATCAACATCGAGCCAGTCCAGATCCGAGATCGCCGCATCTTTCAGAAATCCACTTAGGTCTAGTTCAGCCATCACCGCTCTCCGTCTTTCTGATTGATGTATGGCCCGTCATCGTCTCGCTGGTACAACGGGTCCGGACGCATATTGCGGGTGGAATGATCCCACTTTACGTAAGGCTGGTTTTGCTCGTGCCGGTAACCGATACCCGGTTGAACATCCATAGAATGGTCGTCAGAGGCGTCTGCCTCCGCAGGCAATTCAGAGTTCGAGAACATGTGCTCACGATAATGCGCCGGTCGAGGGCTCACACGTCTAGGCTGTCCTGGGAATGACTGCCCTGGCACCTTGGAAGATCCGACATTGCTCGGACCTACGTTGACGGGATTCGACCCCTTGTCTCCGCCGCGGTAATAGTCAGATCTCGCGACAGGCGGCTGACCATCGTTCGGCAGATTTGACTGCCCTCTACGCGCTTGCCGATTGCTACGACCCATCTCCATCTCGATGGCCGGGGTCGTGTCACTCTCATCATCGTGCAGCTTGCCAGCGGGGTCGCTCGGCAACTTGGAAGACGGCCCAAAAACACCCTTCCCATCAGGGTCCTTTTCGCCGTAACCGCCCGCCCCCTGACCATGAGCATCGTTGCCATCGCCGTACCCGATGCCGAAGTCCCAACCTTCAGTCGGGGTGTTATCGGTATACCTACCGGGCATCCTGGAGTCGGCACTCTTCAACAAGCCCCGCTGGTCCATCAACATGAAATCGTCGAGGTCCTTTTTCGTAAGCTTGTACTTGCGTGCACCGTGGGTAGTTAGAATCTGAGCTGGCGGTCGGCCCTTCTTGATCAAATCTACGATGCCTCGAATGGTGTTGACGTCCGGCGCGTCTTGGTCTAGCCGCTCGTCATACTCAATGAGTGACGGCCATGCCGGCTGCCGACCCGCCGCCTTATCCGGCAACGCGTTCTCCCACTCAGACTCGTAGAGATAGTCCTTCCCAGCTCCGTCCTCCCTGCTCCACTCGTCACGCATAGACGGCGGTTCATCGGAGTTATAGGAGCCGAACGGACCCGTCTGATCGGTGTCTGCGCGGTCCATGTGCTGGACACGCGGCCCGCCAGACATCGTCTCCACGGGGATCGATGAGTTGGCGTACCGCCGCGCGATCCGCTCAACCAAGGTCTCCGAACGAGAGGAAGCCGTCTTTACCTTCCCAGACTCGCTGTCGGGCATATCCTCCGCGTCGGGCACTTCGGAGCCGCCTTCTTCATCCTCGTCTTCCTCGTCTTCATCCTCGTCCTCCCCTTTCCCCTTGAAAGCGGGTGGAGGCGGGGTCTGAAAGCGCTCATCGGACTCCGGGTTCGAGACTTCACCTTCCTCAAGTTCGGCTTGCTCGCCCTTCTCTTCGGCCTGATTCAAACCGTCCTGTACGAAAGACTCATCTTCGGGATTCTCAAGAACGCGCTCGGCATCTCCGACCAAGCGCTCGACACTCTCCACGTCTTGGCTTTCCAGCTCGCCCAACTTTGGGCGCCAGTGCGGGGCGTGAAGCTCATCGTGGATGGTATCTGAAACCGACGAGATAGCTTCGCACGCGTCATGCAAGGCGCCGCGGACATCCTTGACTGACATCACGTAGCCCCGACCGCCGATGAGGCCATCCGGTGAGATGGTCGCCGACTTGAGCTTCGTGAACTCCCGGTGCGCCGTCATCGCGTGCCCGAGAGAGATACTCAGCGTCCACAGCATCCGAGCCAGCGGCTTCAAGGCGCGGGGGTCGTAGTCGTAATCATTCGGGATCGCCCTTCGCATCGAAGTCGAGGGGCCGATCGACGCCTTATCCGGACGCTCCGGTTGCGCCGCAACACCCGCGGGATCGACCGCATCCTCTAGCCCGGCTTGTCTCAGGTGGTGTCTCAGGCGCGTCTGCTCAGAGGCGCGAAGGTGGCGCCGTAAAGCAGCTAGGGTCTTCTTGCGAGTTTCCACGTTAGCCTTTCAGGGCCTCTCCGTTGTCATCAAACAAGCGCTCGATGAAATACTGGCCGTCTGCCTCTTTCTTGAGCGCCCAAAGCTCGCGCTCGCTCCGGTGAATCAGCGTCTCAGCTGACAGACGAATGAAACCCTTGAGGTCCACCATCGAAGCCACCTTTCGGCGCCCGGACCCGTGTGGCTTCAAAATATGCTCTTCGCGCTGAAGCATGGCATCCAAACCAACAGCACCGGACATCACCATGTTGCCTAGATCGAAATCGGCCATCTTTCCCTCACGAAATGTTGAGTGTCACAACAACGTCTACACTCATGTTGGAGCTATACCCAGTAATTCTAAGCGTCTCCGTGTAGACACCCGACAACATGCCATTCGGCGGGGCTACCGCGACGGTAATGGGCTGCATGCTGCCCCCATTGATCGAACCATAAACCGGCGAGACGCTCGCCAGCCAAGGCACACCAACCAGGCGGCGGATCTGATAGTCGAGGACGCTGGAACCCAGCCCGCTGTTGAACAGCGAAAGCTGCTGAGACGGGATCGGTGGGAAATCCCCAGCGAACGGCGCCCCCACGTAGAACGACAAAGCCGTAGGCGCCGGGGATATCGTCGCCTTGGGTCTGACGGTCACCGCTACAGGTATTACCTGCGGACTGTTAGAAGCCGCACTACTCTGCACAGTCAGCCCCGCAGTGTACGGGCTCCCGCTTGCAAGCAAGTACGTGCTATCAACGGACACATCGAAGCTGCCTGATGCGTTGGCAACCAGCCCACCAATATTGGCAGGCATCGCAATCACATAAGGAGCCGACGACGTGATCTGGACACTCAGCAGAGACCCCAAGATACCGTTGTTCGTAACGCGGATCGGCGCCGAGGCCGACACTCCACGCCCCTCATCAAGCACAAAGACCAGCGAAACCGGGTCGAGCAGGATCGACGGCGGGTACGCCAAGAGAACCTGCTGGATCGAATCGGCCATCGCCTGCACGACTTCACCGGGGATCGGGATGGAGTCCCGCAGCAAGCCGTAAGGAGTGATCACGTCGCGGACCTCTGTCTGGACTTGCGCCTTTGAGACGTCCACGCGCGTAGTCCAGCGCCAAGCCCCGCTCGCAAGCGACACCTCGAATTGATAGTCTTGGAACCGGAGTAGGGATTGGATCGCCAACGAACAGTCCTCGACTATCCCCGGACCACAAAAGGAAACGGGGGTTAGGCTGGCCCCGGCAACCCCCACCTAGCTCGACAATAGTCCATCACAGACAGCGGTCTAATCCGCGATTGCTCCACTGTGGCAACGAAACGGCACGAAGGATGTTGAACTTCTTCGAGGATATCGAGGTGAAAATCTTTTCGTAAGGACGGAATAGCTCGTTGTGCCCTGCCGCGATCTTGAGCTTGCCGACCGCCTTGAAGAAGCGATGCCGAACGCGCCCCTGAGTCAGCTGGAGGCTATTGGCGACCTCCGACTGGCAAGTCGTCTGCCACATGCCGACCAGAATATCGACATCGATCTGGTCGAACAGTTCACGAAGGTCCTCGCGCAGCTCTTCCTCCGTGACCGCTGGGATCGCCAACAGGAACTTCAGCCGCTGAATCCCCCTGTCCAATCGATAGCTAATCGCCGCCTGTGTCACATCAAATATCTCGGCGATGTCCGCTTGCCGCTTTTTGCACACATAGTACAGATAGATCAAATCAGCTTCGCGCTCCGGGATTCGGTCCAACAAGGGAGCGATCCTGGTCTCATAGTCGCCACTTGAAAACAACGCCGATACGTCTTCCGACTCGGGCGGGACATCATCATCTAACAAGACGGCCGGCGCCGCGAAACGATTTGCCAACTCTGCGGGATCGACAGGGATCACATAACCATTGGACATGAAGCCTCCTCAACACGAAACACTAGTTTTACATGCCCACGTCGGACACTGCTTCGGTGTGCGGTGGCGCCGCGAAGAACGCCGTCAAGATTGAATCCGGACGAATACTCAGCGCCTTAATCCGTGCGTGGGCGGCCTCTTGATCTTTGTTTGGTTTGATTTGGCTGAACGGCACGTCACGTAGAGACATCAGCTCTATGTTCAGCAGGACCTGTTTTGAACTCGCCCGAAGACTGGCTGCTTGCGCCTTAGTCAGGCCGGCTAGATTCGACTGAAAGAGTGTGCGGACCGTTCCATATGGCTTCAATGCCTTGGCTGCGGTCTTCAACCCAAAACCTGGCGCGCCGGGAATGTGGTCGGACGTATCGCCACTGATTGCCCGGAGCTGAACCATAGAGCGCGGAGGTACCCCGTACTCGGCCTCAACGCCGGCTGGGTCGTACAATTTCTCTTTGGCGCCCCCCGCAGCGGGGCACAGCTGATGCGTGAACTCGGTGACCACCTGAAGCAGGTCTCGATCAGAGGTGATGATCAAGTTAGTTGCGCCACTAAGCGGGCCTCGCACAAGAGCGGCCATCACGTCGTCAGCCTCCTCCTCGGGGTTGAAGGCTTGATGCACACCCATCATTGGCAGAACCTCGCGTAGCCAAGCCCAGCCAAAGGAGGGCTCTTCGGACCGTGAAATCCTGTTGCCCTTGTACCCCTCGAACATCGCTTTGCGACGTTGCGAGCTACCATCCCAACAGATATAGATAGAACCTGAAGGAAATCGTTTGCGATACGCAGCCACGCTACGTAAGAAGCCGACGACCCCCCCGGTCCGTCGCCCCTGACTATCAGTCAGCGCACCTAGTCCAGGGGCCTCCATGCACCGGATGAGAAGTTGCGTCCCGTCGATCACAAGATTCAATGTTGGGCTTTGTTCCATGGGTGTTGCACGTACAGGGTTGAGCCGAGATGACAATTCCTCCAGAGTTTGCAGCGCGTGAGACTTCTCTATGAGGAGTGAGAGGTCTAAGACTGAGTAGAATGCGTTGAACCAACGATACAGACACACACTGCGGTCGACCCATTCCTCCAGGCGGTATACGGCCGCCGCCCGCCCCCTCAAACCGTCCAGCCTATTGTTTGGCCAGTGCGCGACCTTACGAACAGACTCAATCCAACTGCCGATGCGCCGAATGCGCTCCCGATACGACGTGTCTGGCGACTTAGACTCAAGGCGAAGAAAGGCCCTCGGCAAGGTAACAAGCCGGTCCGTGGACCTGAGGTGGATATGCACCACCACGGAGTCTTGCTCTAGTATCTCATCACGGACCGTTGCCTTGATATTCTTGTAGGGGCCGGAGACTATGGTTACGGCGTCCCCGACCTCGATACCCTGGTCTACCTCAACCGTGATCTGTGCCCGCAGTGTCTCGATTTGCACGTTCGAGACGGTTGCCAGTTTCTTCTCACGCCGATTTCCGGATAGTCGATAGAGCGGAGCCTGGACGTACTTAGTTTCCTCCAGCCTCACGTAACAGTGGTCCGGGTGCCTATGGCGAACGAACGCGTAGCCGTCGACCAGGTATTTGAACTCCCGAATCGGGCCGCGTTGCACCACTGACGCTGGTATGAAGACCTCAGCATCTCGAATATGATGCCGTATCGAGGCTACGATAGTATCAGGGTCCTCACCCTCAGCCTTGGTCGTAAGCTCAAGAACCACCCATTGAATGTCACTACTCATTCTTAGTAATGGGTCCTACACCTCAATCAAGAATCCGGGGTATCAACTGACCTCTTTTTGTGAAGCCGTAGAAACTCGGCACGCCAAGCGGCGGGGGCTAAACCTTGTTGGTTACCCCGAGGCTTAGACTCGACTGGCGCCGGATTTTGCTTAGCACGCTGCCGGGGTTGACTTCGGCCGGACGCGGTCTCCTCGATAGGCGAGTCAGGTGGTGTTGGGTCTGTGAAGCCTAGCCCGAACTGCGCACCCACTGGTTCCGTCGTTGGCCGACCAGGGGTAGCAATCGTAGGTACATGGTCAGGCACAATCTCGCTCACGACCTCGTCAGGTGAAAGCTCCTCGATCGTTACTTCTGGCGCCGGGTCCACGATCACCAGCTGAGGCGCGCTCGAAACCTGACTGATAAACACCACCGGTGGCTGCGCCGTCTCGGGCGGCAACCTCCCCGCGTTCTGAGAGAAGGCAAGGATGTCTAGTTCGAGCGTCAACCTCGTTACATTGCGGTGCCCCAAGAACCACTTTGAGAATTTGACAACATGGTCCTGATACTTGCTGTAGACCTGACCCGCCAAGTTCTTATCGACATAGGCAAGGTCCGCGTGCCACCGATGAGCCATCCGGTAGCAGTTCATCGCTGCCTCAGCCAAGCCCGCCGCGACCTCATCTGCCGGCGTGGCCTCACAAGCTTGGCGAAGCAAGTCGATAGCCTTGAGCGGATCGTCCAGGCTCAACAGGATCTGGTAGTAGAGGGTGACGACCGAGAGATTCAGATACTCGCGAACACTGTCGACCGTGATGGCCCCAAGCTGGGAGACCATTTCAAGATTGTTGAGCGCGTTACGGACGTGGCCGCCCGCCCGATCGATGATGATCAAGACAGCTTCATCATCGTGTTGCACCCCCTGCTCATCGAGCACCATCTTCATGCGGGGCAACACGTCTTCACGCGTGGCCTTCTTGATCGTGTATTCCTCGCACCTGGAGCGGATAGCGCCACGAATCTTCTCTGCCTCCGTGGTGCAGAGGATGGCAACCATCTTTTTCTCTTCGATGGGCTTGAGAAGCACATCTTGAGCCGCATGGTGCATCCGCTGGCACTCGTCGATCAGGTAAATCCGCTTCGGGGCGTTCGACAGAGCATAGGGTAGCTCCTCGACCAAGGTCCGCATACTATCCGTTGACCCGCTACTCGCCGCGTCCCGCTCGGTGAACGCCTCAGACTGCTCCTGCAGGATGTCCTTACAGCTATCGCACTGACCGCACGGTTCCGGATCCGCCTGATTCAGATCCTGGCAGAGCATCGCCATCGCATGGATACGGCTCAGGGTCGTCTTACCCTGGCCGTACCCACCTGCGAAGATGTAGCTGGTATCAAACGCCGTGCCCCTCATGATCCGAGTCTTGAGGAGGCGGACACTGCCGGTTTGACCCAGAACATCCGAGTACTTGCGTGGCCGATACAAAATGTCCCACACGGTTCAGTCGGCCCTTTCTCAGGCTTGAATCTGGGTCTGCGAAAGCGTCTCCACTACCTCCTGTGCGCGAGCCTCTAGATTCAAGCGCTGCGCGACTTCAACCATGCCCGAAAGCTCATCCGTCCACGCACCATGCCGGTTAAGAATGGAGGTGAACTCCTTGACATCAGCCTCACGCATCACCCATTTCATGGTGCCTGTCTTCTCATCCTCGACGCCCGTGCAGGACTCAAGAAGATGGTCGACGAGCGCGTTCCGCTGCCGCTCTGACAGCTCGTTCCAGCCGTCCATCGCCACTTCCAACAGGAAGTCTCGTTCCAGAAGAAATTCGAGCGAGCCCGAGATCCTGCGTGCCTTACCAAGCACAGAGCGCCCCGCCTTCTTACTGGCCTTGTCCACAAAGATGTAGACGATGCGCGCCGTTGCCAACTCGGGGTGATACGTTGGGATCAAACGAAGCGCAATCTCTTCTACCGTTTCTGCTGGACCGTATAGTTTAGCCATCTACCGTCTCTCCTATTTCACGCGAGTGGGTCTTTAGATTTGACCAGCCCTTGGATGTACGGGATGAATCGCGAGTCGCCCCAAGCTTCCCACAAATCGCCCGGGTCCTTGGCGCTGCCCAGTACCGGATACGACACGATATACACCTCCAGATCACTGCCGTGATCCCGAAGGAAAGTGGAACAGCCGCGCCGGCCAGCCGCATCCATGTCGTAACCAACCCAGACACGCGCCACCAAACGCTTTAGCAACCTGGCGAACATGGGGCTTGTCCGCGCTGTCAACGTGGCGACGACGGGCGTAAAAGCCCGTTGAATCGGGAAGAGATCGAAGGCGCCCTCAACAATGAACGCCGACCGTGTGTCCCACATGGCCCGCGCCGCTTGCCCTAGACCGAAAAGACAGGCCTCATCCTTGTCGGGTAAATAGTCCGAGTACCCTGATTTATCTCGCTCGACACCGCGAACCTGGAAGCCTCTGATGTCGCCGTAAACATTCGTCAGCGGAAGCAAGAGAACGTCACTGATTTTCCCTTCCGCCCAAACACGGAACTCGTCCGGCACCCCCTCCGGCAGATCCTTGTCTAGATGACCGATTCTGTATTGAGCCATCTGAGCATCCGAGACCCCACGCCCGAGCAGCTCGTCCCGGACCCGAGCGTCTACCCGAGGCACTGCATAGGCAACCAGGTCGTCCATCCAGCTCATGGCTGAACCGCCACAAAGCAGCGGTTCACGCGGTAAGCCAGAACGCCCACGTAATCCCCCACCCTTGTGTGAAGGCCCGCGACAGCGGGCTCTGCAATCAAGAGCGCAGAGCCCTCCGTAAACCCCGCATCCAACACTTTCACTTCACGCGCGGCCGCACCGTCAGCCAACCATGGGCCGCCAACTAGATGACGCGGTTTGATTCCTTGTGAAGACATGAGACGCAGTGCCTCCCCGACCGTAGGAGCCGCGGAGATCCAGCCGTTTGCGTCTATTCTAGAGAGCAGCACCCGATGAAACTCCTGTAGAAGAGCGCCTTCCTGATTCACTGGGCACTCAGAAAACCCAAATCTCGCATAGCCCGCGGCCGACACCCGACTCTGTAGAAACGTGCCCCGCGTTGTGGTTATCATCAGAGGCTCGATCGAGCGATCGTCAACATCAATCTCAGAGGCAAGCGGCATAGAATACCCGACGTTACCGGCGCGCAAACGATGCCTCTCCGTGATGAAAATCTCAGACAGTAGAGTGAGCATCTTCACCC